GCTGGATACAACAAATATACCGCCACCAGGTCTTAGACGCATACATACTTCATTGGAGACTCTAATGAAAAAAACTGCTTTTATTACAGGCATGACTGGTCAGGACGGCCCGTATCTTGCTAAACTATTGGTCGAAAAAGGCTATCATGTGTACGGCCTTGTAAAACGATACTCAAACCCAAACTTAGATAATATCAAGTGGTTGGGCATAGAAAATGATATCGAGTTAGTAACCGGTGATATCACTGATGAAAACAACATGAATCATCTCATGCAAACTCTCAAGCCTGCCGAAGTATACAACCTAGCAGCACAGAGTTTTGTAGGAGCAAGTTGGGATCTCAACAAACTCACAACTGAAGTAAATTCAATTGGTGCGTTGAATTTGCTGAATGCAATTCGCAGCCATGTTCCTAACACACGCTTTTATCAAGCTAGCACAAGTGAAATGTTTGGTAATGCTACAGAAGCTGGGCAACAAGGAGAACTCACTCCATTCCGCCCACGTAGCCCATACGGAGTTAGCAAACTGTACAGTCACTGGATGACCATAAACTTTCGTGAAAGTTACAGTTTATATGCTTGCTCGGGCATATTGTTCAATCATGAAAGCCCGTTGCGTGGCCGTGAATTTGTCACACGCAAAGTAACCGATGGGGTTGCTCGTATCAAGCTAGGCCTAGAAAAATCTATCACCCTGGGCAATCTTGATGCACGACGAGATTGGGGATTTGCTGGTGACTTTGTAGAAGCCATGTGGCTGATGCTACAACAACCCGAAGCTAGGGACTATGTTATTTCTACAGGTGAACAACACAGCATTAGAGAACTGTGTGATATTGCATTCCGTCATGCTGGTATTATTGATTGGCAGTCTATGATCAAATCTGATCCTAGATTCAAACGTCCTGCCGAACTGCACAGCTTGTGTGGTGATTCGACATCTGCTAGAGATATACTAGGATGGAAACCGCGTACTGATTTTGCTACCATGATACGTAGTATGGTGGATGCTGATTTAGCTAGACTGCAATCTACCTAGCAATCTTCCAATTGGCCCACCGGTCGTTATTTCACCCAGGGTCCATTCTGTGTGACATAACTCATCCAACCACACTGACCTGTCAGGCATGTGTGGTTTTTCTATTTGTGCGTAATCTAAATTGGCCACAGGTGCTGCCATTGAGTATGCACCCACAAATGCCGGAACACCATCTAGTATAGCTTGACTTCCGGGCCCAGAATTTTCATTGACCACTGCCCAGGCCTTGTTTAAACTTGATCTGAAATCAAATTCATCATAAGTTCCACGCAAAGACAATGGCATTTGAAACTTCACCCCTATCTTTGGTTGCAGTTTTTGTCTAGGATGTGGCCTAACCACGATAGGTCGATCAGTGTGCTCACGCAACTTGGCAATGGTTTGATCTAGCCATTGTTGTGCAGGTGGCAATCCAATCCATTGTTCACTATCGCTGCGTTGCATGGCTATCAAGATATGATCACCTTGATGCCATGGCTGCAATCTCACTGCTAGTTTTTTTGCACGTCCTGGCTCAATACCTTCGCCGAACCATCCACGAGCATTTACACCATTGATACCCATTTTCCATGTGACACCACGATTCAATTGTCCTACTTCTAGCACAATCACTGGGCGACCGGATGCAGAGAACTCATCCCATACTGCTCGATTAGGGGCCATACGTCCAGTCCATAACTGACTCCAGATCACTGCTACGTCTGCAGACATGTTGTGCTCGGTTACACGTATACGATGTTTCTTACAACCGTTACGAAATGCTTCAAATACTGGCCCTGAATTAAGGGCGCCAAACTTATTAAAGATGCTGATGTTCATAGTGATAATTAGTATATATGAACTTTACTCTTCCATACGAAAAACAAGGGCACAGCCAATTTGGCGAAACTGGTATAATTGAACTATTACTCTCTGGATTGCAAGATCCACATCAAACTTTTTTAGAAATTGGGTTTGGCACAGGTAATCAGAATATGACCATGGACTTATTAGACCGAGGCTATCATGGTGTAGGTGTTGACGCCCGAGATTGGGATCCTGATACACCCAATCGTTGGGGTGATGCCATTACTAAATTAACTCAGATGATCACCCCCGACAATATAGTAGACGTTCTACGACCAGTGACTGACTGGAATACTGATTTCTTTAGTCTTGATATAGATAGTTTTGATTACGAAATTGCCCGTGCGTTATTAGAAGCAGGCTTCCGCCCTGCTGTGGTGTGTGTAGAGATCAACAAGCACTTTGGACTCACAACACAGGCCAGCTTTCCTTATATCCCCAATGCAAGAAAAAAAACTTACGATCGTAGATACTTTTGTGGAGCTAGTTTAAGCAAATATACCAAACTGTGGGAACATTATGGTATGAAATTTTTTACATTAAATAGTATCAGCAATCACAATGCTTTTTACTATGATCCAACTAGAGTCACTATACCTGATGTACCTGTGTTATCACAAATTGAAGTCGAACTGCAGGACATAAACACAATGATCCAAGAACATTGGTGTTGGAAAGATCATCAACAAACTATCTACAAGGATTTTAAATGACTAAATTTGCAGTAGTTACTACATTCAATCAAGCAGGTTACGACAAGTATGCTAGCAAGATGATTGATACTTTTTTAAAAAGTTGGCCAAGAGAAGTTGATCTATATGTGTATACAGAAGATTGCACAATCACACAATCAGCTTCTAATCTGCATGTGAGAGATCTGCATGCATTAAGTCCTGAGATTGTTGCATTCAAACAACGATGGGGGCCTGATCCCAGAGCTCGCGGTGAAGTAGCAACTGGTCCTACGGATAAAAAAGGCAAAGCCCCGGGCATTGGATTCCGTTGGGATGCAATACGATTCAGTCACAAAGCCTACAGTGTGTTTCATGCTGCTGCCAATTGCAAAACTGATGTGTTATTTTGGATGGATGCTGATATGATATGTCACACCAGTCTTAGCGCAGCATTTTTAGTATTACAGATACCGTCAGACGTGGGGCTGGCGTATCTAGGACGAGAAAGAAAGTTTTCTGAGTGCGGATTGTATGCAATGAATCTTCGAAATCCAATCACTCGCAAATGGCTTGCAGAGTTTCAACTGGCATATGATTCAGGCCGACTCATGACCATGGCTGAATGGAATGACTGCTGGGTATTTGACGAAACTCGTAAAGAAGTTCAAGCAGCTCATCCTGAATGGCAAGTGTTAAACTGGAGTGAAGGCTTGATTCAAGGCGAAGGACATCCGTTGATCAACACAGTCTGGGGAGCATATTTGGATCACCTCAAAGGCAATCGAAAGGACACAGGACGCAGTCTTGCTAAAGATCTCATCCGACCTAGGAACGAGCGTTATTGGTCTTCGGGGTACTGAGATAAGTCAGGATCAAAGCAGATCTCGCTAACATCTGCTTTGGAATATTCAGCTTTGCTATGTTTGGCTTTGTAATGCATCAGGTATGGGCCTAATACAGTATGAGGTAGTGGCGTTTTATATTTCTTCTCAAACCCATAGCACAAGTCGTTGTATTGTGCATTCACTGAATTCAACGCTGCACCAAACACATCATTGTCATAGAATCTACGAAGATCTTTATAGTCGCGTTCATGATAACGTCTAATGTATTCAGATCTAAATGCCTGGAACTTTTTGTGACGAGTGTTTACAGCAAAAATTCCAGTCTCAGGGCATAACCATTCACCAGGGTGTCCTGACTTGTTTTCATGATATGTCACACCCATATACATACTGAGACACTCAGGCCGCAGCAGTGAATCAATTAACACTTGAGGAATAGCTTTTAATGTGAGAACATCGGCATCTTGCCATATGATCCAATCTGCTTGGCTATGCATCAAGGCATGCATAACACTGTATGCTTTTTTTGAGAACTTCTTGTCAGACTGACTAAACGTTGTGTCTAACTGAAATTTTTCATAATCTGGGTCTAGTTGATCAAAATCAATTTGCCGAATACGTTGATGTTCAGGTAGTCTAAATCCTTCTACGTAACAAGTAATTGAGAGATCTTTGGGCCAATGTTCTAGGAAACTATCCACACTGTCTCGCCCGATAAGATCATAATATAATTGATTAAAACTGGTTATAACTTCTATCATTTTTTTGCCCATTTTTTCATGTGTGCCCAACATACACCTGTACGCAATTCCTCGTGACTCCAATGGAACTGACTGATGCGTCGAACCCATTCTTGCCGATCAGGCATGAAAGGATTTTCAATTCGATTCAACGACAACGTTGCTACATCTCGTGCTTGACTACGATCTGGATCAGTAAGAAACACCGGAATTCCTTCTATAACAGCAGCTACACCTGGACTAGAATTGTGATTTACAACTGCCCAACAATTAGCAAAATCTTGAGTCAATGATGATACTGATTGACTAATTTCAATTTTAGGTATTCGACGCCCTTGACATAGTTTGATCAATCGATCGCAATATTTTACAGCCCGTTTATCTCCAGGATGAGGACGTATACGTATAGGACGATCACTATATTTGCGTATTTCAATTATGGCTTTGATAGCCCAATCAATCACATCCCACCCGCCCATGCTCCACCCACCATCACGTTGCAAACACAATAAGATATGATTGCCAGAAGTTCTCCAGGGTTTTAGTTCTAGTGCGTAGTGTCGTTGAACTTGATTCCATCTAGCAGGATCAGGAGTTTGATTACAATATTCTCCAGTGTTGGCAAAGATGCCATCGTAACTGTAGCGCAACCAGTATCCTGGATTTTCTTTGTTCCTGTATAAGAACAGATTGCTGTCTGCCACAATAGTTCTACCACCTGCTGCGAGTTGCCCATCTATAATTTCTTGTCTAAACTGCAAGTGTGCAGCAGTTTTGCCATGCTCGTGAACCCATCCTAGTATAACAGCCACTTCGCTAGGTTGATAGTTCATGTTGGTTTCAACAATTCCTTGATCACCTTGTGCATTTACGCCTTGTGCAAAGTATGTTAGTGTATTGACTTTGTCAGTGGCATTTTTCAAGCTCTCGGCTGTGTATTGCTCTTTTTTAGGCAAGGTTGCGGTATAACTTATAACTCTCATATTTCTTGCATCATTCTAAATGCTGTGCCATTTTTTAATTCGCGCACATGATATTGTCCGTATGCCATACTATGGCACCATGCATCCAACAAGTCTTGATCTGGATAAAATGGATTTTCTATCTTGGACAAGTCTTGATTGGCCACAGGCTCAGCCACATGGCTGGGTGCCATGACAAATGCTGGAACACCAGCCAATATACTTTCCACTGCTGCAACACTGTTGAATGTAACTAGAGCATGCACATCTTGTGTTAACAACTGACTCAGTGGCTGATTCATTACTCTATCTATGCGTAATGCTGCACGTTCTCGAACTTCCACCGGGCGATCTGTATGTTTTTTAATTTCGGCCACAGTGTCATGAATCCATTGTTGCTGATCAATTCCATAATACTTGCAGGGTTTTTCATCAGGGGCTGCTACTATAATCTTATGTCCGTGGAGTCGAGGATGAGTTTTAACCCCCAGTAAGTCCCACCGATCACTGGGCCGTGGTCTTATGATTCGATGCTGCAAGTCATTGAGCACAATCCTATGATATTGTTTAATACCCTGACTGTTTCGATCACCTACATTGTTACCAACGTACCCTGAATCCATGTAATAAAAATTATTGCCATCTGCTAGGCATTTTTTCATGATCTTGTGTTTGAGAATACCACGCAGTACCAGCTGATTATGATCCACATCCACATCGTAATGATAATCAAAATAATCTGAATCCAATGGTTGCATGTTCGCACTGTGGGCCAGCATGTTTACGTACTCGTCCTTGCCGCCTTTACTTAGGAAAATCCAGTTGCTCATAAAATATCTCTTTGTTGGCAATACTCTGTGAAAATACGCTCTCTATGCCACTCATTTGAGAAATCGCCTTGATCAGCAAACTCATGAAAGCAAGGAGTTCCTAGAGTAAAGTGAACCAACTTTGCCAATGGGTTCCATTCGTACTCTACATCTAACCAATTCCATTCAGCAGGCAATTCTCCTATGCGAGCATCGTCGAGCCAGGTAAATCTGTGCAGTTCTGCACCAGTAGACTTTTCAACAAACTCGGGGGTAAGTTTGCGGTTAGGGAAACTGTTGCAGTTCCACAGCATCACGCTGCTCCAGTTCTTACGTGGATAGTTTTCATTTTTGCTACCAAGGTACTTTTCACTCATGCGTGTTTCGTAATTGTGTTTGACAACTTGCACATCCATGGAAGTGTTACGCAACTCCCATAATTCAGCAATGTCCCCGCGCACGATCATGTCGCCATCTATAAAAATGGCATGACTGGAATAGTTCATTAAATGCGGTACTAAGAAACGTGTGTAGATGAAATGATTAGATCCATCTGTGTGTGTTTCTGAATAATCTTTGAACAGATTCAAAGCCAATGGAACAATAGCTACAGGTTTGCTACTATTGCGTATGATTGAATTTACACAGGTGTGGTATGCAATGGCTTCTCTAGGGTCGTACCCTACAAACACTGGTATAATGTTGTTCATTTGCGCTCGATATCTTCTTCTACACAATCTTCACCATACTGAATTTCAATGAGTTTGAGCAATTGATCAGTTTCGTTACACAACTGATGCCATTCTCCTAGGCGAATCCATGTGTGTTGATGCCGGGCAGGGCTAGCCAACAAATCATAATCAGTACTATGCGGATCCACGGTGTACACAGTGGCTTCACCTTCGGCCACAAACCAAAATTCTGCACGTTTTTCATGCCGTTGCATACTGAGTCGTTGTCCCGGTAGCACTGTTAGTTCTTTGAGTTTAACATGTGAGCCAACTTCATGCAGGATACGGTAATACCCCCAAGCACGGTCTGTTTTGGGTTTTTTCCATTCTTCTAAAATCCAGCTGCTGCTGTTGGCTTTGTTTTCACCGCCGACACCAAACACAAACTCCACATCATCAAACACCATTTCGGGTATATTTTCTTTTGTGCGATCCCCGCCATTGGCAAAGATTATTTCTGCGCTGGGATATTGAGCTTTGACTTTGCGAATTGCATCACACGCAGATCCGTCAGCATCATCAAAACTAACAACACCGTCTACGTATCTACATCCCAGCAGCACAGCCCATCGCTCATGGTAATTCATAAACGGTCGACCTTTTTTACGGGAGAGCCATTCATCAGAGTTTAATCCCACAATCAACATGTGACCAAGTTTACGTGCATCTCTAAGATACATCACATGACCTGAATGCATGGGGTCAAACCCACCGGTAACAATTACAATTTTCATAGTGTCCATAGAAATATTTATCGGCGTACATAACGGTAAATAAAATATCATGGAACATTTTTATCAAACAGTGGACGGATTTATGGGCCCAAGAAACATCATGATGTTTGACTTGGTACTTAAAGATTTCCCCAAGTTAGGAACTTGGGTTGAGCTAGGATCCTGGATGGGGCGAAGTACGGCCTATTGTGCAGTAGAGTTAATTAATTCAGACAAAATAGGTAAGTTTTATTGTGTAGATACTTGGCAAGGTGGCGACACTCTTGAAAATCATACCTGGGTGTTGGATGGCACAATCAAGCAAAGATTTCTTGACAATATTGTACCAATAGCACAACATATAACACCCATACAAAGCATAAGTTGGATTGCGGCAGATCATTTTGCTGATGCCAGCGTGGATTTTTGTTATGTTGATGCCTTGCACACATATGAAGGTGTTATGCAGGATTTAACAGCGTGGTGGCCCAAAATTAAACCTGGTGCATGGTTTGCCGGTGACGATTACACCAAAGGGTGGCCCGGCGTGCAACAAGCAGTTCAGGAATTTTTTATCAAACAAGATGTGCGAGTTAATCGCTGCGGCAGATGCTGGCTAGTTAAAAAACCAGAAATAATATGAATAATTGGCTAGACTTTTATAAAAAAACTTACTACCCCTTACTTAATGCTACACTAAGTGGTGTCAAGCGAGGATTACATGAAGGGCTGGGACAACGAGCTGACGGTTTCAAATTGATGTTTGAACTGTTGTTACAAAAACAACGCACAAGATATCATATTATTGAGACCGGAACTTGTCGTAATCCAGGTAATTGGAAAGATGGGCAAAGCGCGGTAATATTTACAGATTTTGTCAAACACACCGGCGGCTGGGTTCGCAGCGTAGATATTGATGCAACAGCATGTGATCGGGCCCGATCACATATTACCAGTGACTTATTCAGTGTTACTTGTAGTGACAGTGTGTCTTGGTTAAAACAACAATCTGATCTTGCTGATGTTGATTTGTTTTATCTTGACAGTTACGATGTAAAATGGGCAAACGACACAAATAGTGCTGCCCATCATTTGCAAGAATTTCAAACAATTGAAAAACACATTGTTGCTGGAACAATTATTGCCATAGATGACAATGCTAGATTCCTTGATAGTGGACGTCGTACTGGAAAGGGTAGAATGATAGTAGAATATCTCGAATCAAAAGGAATACAGCCGGTGTATGATGCTTACCAAATAATATATCAGATATGATAGTTGATACTTTTATGTTTAACGATGAATTTGATATGCTGGATATACGTTTAGCTATCACTGAATCATATGTTGATAGTTGGATCATATTAGAAGGTAATAAAACTTGGAGCGGTATTCCTAAAGCATATAATCTAAGTTTGAATCTGGACCGATACACAAAATACCAAGATAGAATTTCCATAATCAAATTGGATATACCAACGGACTATGTGAACTGGCAATGCGAAAATTATAGTCGAGCTGCCCTGCAACATGAAATTAAAAAACTTAATGGTCAAGACATAGTGTTACATGGGGATTTGGATGAAATAATAGACCCGACAAAATTTGACAGCATTGTTACACTGATGAATCAACAGAATCTTCCAGTATCATGCTCTTTGGAAATGTTTATATACAGATTTGATCAAAAAACCAATCGCAACTGGAGCGGGACAGTTGTGGCAAAAAAACACATGTTTGATAATCCGCAGCAGTTGTATAAAGGAGCCAATGTGAAAAAAAAGGATCGTAGCCATTGTGTGGGTTATCCGGGTAATGCAGGGTGGCACTGGACCTGGATTGGATCAGATGAAAGAATACGTAACAAAGTTATGAGCTGTATCGAAAGTCAGCACAGAGATCCTGAACAGGTATTGGCAGCATTCAAGCAGTCAGACACGGCCTCAGCAATAAATCACAAGTGTACCACCAGCACTATTCAGGTTAACTATCCCGACTTGGTGATGAGAGTGCTGCAACAATACCCACAATATTGGAATATACAATCTTGACAAATAAAATAAAACTCATAAACGGTTGGAATTTTCCTGAAAATGATATTGGCCCCAGTACCTGGGCTGATTGCGAGTGGGGCGAACCTATTTTAAACACCGCCATGTTTGATGAAATTTTATCAGTATTTGATGGTAGAGTCAGGCGCCATGCCTTGGACATAGGTGCCAATATAGGATATGTAACGTCCTGGCTGAGCAAACGTTGGCCACGGGTGACCAGCTTTGAACCCACGCCGTTAACGTTTGAATGCTTACAGTTGAATTGCACAAGATCACACATACGGTTGCATAATCTTGGATTAAGTAATATCAATGGAAATCTTTGCTTTGCCACAAGCGATGTTAAACCTGATCAAAATCAAATAATTACAAACGAAAGCAAATTGCGTAAACATTGGGGATTTACTCGTGTTCCAACTCGACGATTAGATAGTTTTAATTTTGGCACCGTTGATTTTATTAAAATTGACGTAGAGGGGCATGAATATCAAGTAATACAAGGAGCTCTTAACACCATACAACGTTGTAGACCTGCTATAATGATTGAGATCAGCTATGAAGGAAAACTACTTGATCACGAAATTTCGTCAGACCATAAACAAACTATATCAGTTATAGAAAATTTAGGATATCGCACAGTATGGCAACATAAACATGATTGGTTATTAATTCCCAATGAGTGGCATCGCACTGCTCCTTAACAAATTAATATGGCTACCCAAGAGGAAAAAATTCTGCATCGTGCTGAGAGAGAAGCACATCGAGCAAAAAAACTACCCGGATATGTTGCCACTGCTATAATGAACCCATCCAGCCCTGTAGATTGTGCTTGCGTTATCCATGGCACAGGTTACGATTGGGTTTATGTGGAAAGATTACACAGCATGTTGAGCCGTCACTTAACACGCGGCGTGAGATTGCATGTGTATACAGAAGCCCATCGGTCAGTACCGCCACACATGGTCAAACATGTGCTGGAAGAATGGCCGGGCATTAGTGGTCGCAAACGCAGCTGGTGGTATAAAATGCAGATGTTTAACCCTGCACACCATCAAGGGCAATTGCTGTACTTTGATCTAGACACAGTGATTGTTGACAACATAGATTGGATTGTAGATCTCAGCCCATTTTATTTTTGGACCATACGGGATTTTAGAGTTTTATGGAAACCCGATGTGCAAAATATGAACTCGTCTGTGATGTATTGGGACACTACCAAATGGTCGCATGTGTGGGCAAACTTTGAACAAAATGGATCTAACAAAATAATCAGCAGATACCAACACGGCGGCGATCAGGAATATCTCACCACAGTGATTACTCCGGAAAAACGCCGATTCATGGATCCTGATCGTATTGTAAGTTGGAGATGGACTGCACTAGACGGCGGCATGAACTTCAAAAATAGAACCTACAACAGACCTGGACGTGGCACTATCCTTTCTCCCGGCAATAGTGTATTGGTATTCCATGGAGATCCAAAACCGCACGAAGCCAATGATGTTGTGATAAAACAACACTGGCGCTAACGCAGCCTGGTTGACCGGTATTGCATGATCAGCTACAATAGCTGCATGTCAACAAAGATACCAACAAAAACACTGCTAAACAATGTGGCAAAAAGCCCACAGTTTTCGCAGAAAAAGTTGGAAAAATCCTGCAAAAAGGAGTTGACCGGTAATTCAACAACTGCTACAATAGTGGCATATTAACAAAACGGGGCTAGAAACCATGAGCGCAATTCGTATTATTCGCGGCGAGTACCGCGGCAAGTCTGTTAACAACAAGAGCTTCACACTAGTGAGCGGGTTCCAAACTGGTGCCAAAGGCGGCTTTGTGACAGTACAAAATGATGGCAACTTCCCCAACTGCCCATCTGCTGTTCGCATTCGTGTTGATGCAATCACTGACTATGAGATGGTAAGTGGCGATAGTGTACATGTGCCCGAAGTGCCTGTGGCTGCGTTTGTTGTAGCCGAATCTGAAGAAGCTGCAATGAATCGTATCCGCGAGCGTTTTGAGATTCTTACAGAAATGACTCGTGCTGCAATCGACGGTGGTATCCGTGCTATGATTGTAAGCGGCCCTCCTGGTGTGGGCAAGAGCTTTGGTGTTGAGCAAGAAATTGACAAAGCTACCTTGTTTGATCGTATTGCAGGCAAGCGTCTCCGTGCAGAAGTTGTCAAGGGCAGTGCAACTCCTATTGGACTGTATCAAACTCTTTACAAGTATTCAGACGAAAACTGTGTGCTGGTGTTTGATGACTGCGACAGCATCTTGGTTGACGACGTTGCACTGAACTTGCTGAAAGGTGCCCTGGACTCTGGCAAGAAGCGTAAAATCTCTTGGTTGGCTGAGAGTTCTACACTGCGTCGCGAAGGCATTCCAGACAGCTTCGACTTCAAAGGCTCGGTGATCTTTATTACCAACTTGAAGTTTGAGACAATGAAATCGCAGAAGCTGCGGGATCACTTGGATGCACTGCAATCGCGTTGCCACTACTTGGACTTGACACTAGATACCATGCGTGACAAGATCCTGCGTATCAAGCAGATTGCCAAAGATGGTGTGTTGTTCGAGGGTTACGATTTTGAGCCTGAGACTCAAGACGCAATCTTTGAGTTTATGGAAACTAACCAGACTCGTCTGCGTGAGATGAGCTTGCGTATGGCATTGAAGATTGCTGACTTGCGTAAACTCAGCGAAGGCAACTGGAAGCGCCTGGCAGAAACAACCTGCATGAAGGCAGCGTAATGGGATGGGTAGCCGTAATTGCAGCACTGTGGTGCGGCTACCCATGGTTGGCAGCGTTTATAGTCCTGATGATTGTGATGTAATATGAATTTGGCATTGGAACAAATAATCTGGATGCTGGGCAATGCGTTTCTTGCCAAGATCAGCTTTGAAAGCAACAGCAATTTTATGGGATGGGTGTGTTTGGTCAGCAGTGCCTTCTGTATGAGCAAGGTGTTACTTTTTATCTTTTAAGGAAATTTTATGTTTGAAATTTGGGATGGTGATTTGTTTTTGTATGCTGTGGATACTCAATATGAGGCAGATGAAGCAGATGAAGCAGGTTTTCGGATTGTAGAAATCGAAACCAAGTGAGATTTTGGGCTAGTCCCAAATAGAGTCGCAGCCGTTTTTCTAGCCTGGCGACTCTTTTTATACAGTCGCCCCTAAAAAGGCGACTGTTTTTTTGACTTCTTGCCAGCCAGCGTGTATAATTATATACATGCCCTTTTGTTTTTCTCCCTGGACCAATCTTGACATTAGCCCGCAAGGTGATATTGCACCCTGTTGCAAATTTGTCATTGACCCGCAGGCGCAATTCAACATCCAACGAGACTCCTTGGTTGATTACAGCAGCAGTGCCTTTTTGAAAGAAATCAAGCAGGATTTTTTAGCAGATCAATGGCCTACAGGTTGCATACGTTGCCGCAACGAAGAAGCTGCCAACATAAAAAGCAAACGTCAACTGGATCATGACAGATGGTCTGAACACTATGCTCGGTACCAACTGGACAGCGATCAATGGATCACAGCCAGTATAGCATTTGGTAATACCTGCAATCTCAAATGCATCACTTGTGACTCGTACAGCAGCAGTCGTTGGAATTCTGAATACAAACAAATATACAGAATTGATACCAGACATGTGAAATTTTATAGAGATGATTTTGTGGACAGCTTGATATCACAAGCACCGGGCATCATACACCTGGACATCCCAGGCGGCGAGCCATTCCTGAGTGGAGTAGCCGAACAAAAGAAACTGTTGAAACACTATGTTGATTCAGGGCAGGCTGCTGATATCTCGTTACACTATACCACCAATGTGACTGTGTTCCCTGATAGTGAATGGTGGTCAATATGGACACACTTTCAAGAAGTAGATCTTCAACTCAGCATAGATGGTATAGGTGCAAGATACGAATACATAAGACATCCAGCTCAATGGACAGACACAGTAATCAACACTAAAAGATATATACAAAAAGAACAAGAACTCGGCAATGTCAGACTCAGCGTGAGTCATACTGTGAGTGCCTATAATATCTATTATCTAGACGAATTCTTTACCTGGTGTTACGACATAGGACTGCCCCGTCCGTGGCTAGGCGCAGTACATCAGCCTTTGCACATGCGGCCCGGAGTTTGGCCCACAGAAGCCCATGACGTTATTGCAAAAAAACTTGGCAACAGCAACTACAATGATGTACGTGTATGGGCCAATGTCATAGTTAAAAATAGAGATATGGATCAATTTGGCGAATTCTGCAAACGATTACACCAGCATGACCAATATCGTGACACTGATTTTAAAACGGTATTTCCTGAAATAGCATCTTATATAAATGACTGATAGAAAAGATTATCCTATATACAAAATATTGGAATCCAAGAGCAAATTCTTTTGTCCAGCAAAATGGACTGAATTATATCTGTATCTAAATCATGGCAATAGCAACAGTTGCCATCATCCAATGCCGCATGCTATCCCTGAACACTTGCTAGACAACCCGGCGGTGCTGCACAATACTCCCCACAAGTTGAAAATGCAACAGCAGATGTTGGATGGACAACGTCCTGATGAGTGCCACATGTGCTGGCATATAGAAGATTCGGCACCTGATGCCATAAGTGATCGATTGATAAAAAGTGTTGACTGGCAGGATCATATTGCCGATTTAAAAATAGATCCACAGTATGTGCCGCCTATGATTGAAGTTGTATTTGATAACTATTGCAACCTAACTTGCAGCTATTGTGATTCGGGACAAAGCTCTAGTTGGGCAGCCCGCATACATCAGGAACCATTGGCATTAGAAACTGATCTTCGACAGTTGTATTCCAAGATACATATTGCTCCGGGTACTACTAAAACAGCGTACCTGGATGCCTGGATGAAATGGTGGCCCACTGCTAGAACACAAGTGAACAAAATAAAAGTCAGTGGCGGCGAACCATTGATTAGTAAAAACTTTTGGAAATTTATTGACTCAATGGGGCCGGCCACTGACCTCAACTTGGCCATTAACAGTAACTTTTCAGTATCCGCAGAACATGTAAAAAAGCTGGCTGCACTTGCTGGAAATTTTTCTACAATAAACATTGCAGCCAGTATTGATGCCACTGGTTCTATTGCAGAATACACTAGGCAAGGCCTGGACTACCAAAAGTTCCTAACCAATGTGGAATATTGGTGCTCATCGACTCCACCTAATTGTAGCATTTACCTACAAAGCACTGTGAACGTACTAAACATATGGGGGCTCACTGACAAGTTTGATCTTAACATACAGCTACGGAAACAGTATCCTGATCGTGTGCGGGATCTTTATTGTACTGTGGTTCGTAGTCCAGAATTCCAAAGCATTAGTATACTTCCGGCCCATCTCAAACTGCAATTGCATACCAAGATGCAAGATTGGGCCACCATCAACCAACATCTACTCACATACAATGAACTGATCTATATCAACAAAATCATTGGATATCTAACACACAATCCTGAACCTATGCATAAGTTTACTCAACGGCAATTAGAGATTGACTTTGTGAAGTTTTTGCAGTATTATGACAAGTCCAGTAAACACAAATATCAAGATGTTTACCCTACGGAATTCATTGAATGGATACACACAATACAATAATATGAAAAGATGCACAATTAAAATAAGCGACGAAGTCAACATCAAAATTGAAGGGTTAGATCTTGATGCTCGCAAAGAGCTGGTAAAGAAATTTAAATACGATGTACCTTACGCACGATATCTACCAGCAGTACGGTTAGGACGATGGGATGGTAAAATAGCATACTTTCAATTAGGTGGCAGCACTTATGTGAATCTGCTGCCGGAGATTTTGCCCATACTAGACAAGCATAATTATGATGTTGAGCTAGATGATCAACGCACTTACACAACTACATTTGAATTTGATCAGGTGCATGAGCAAACTTATGCTCACATGGCGTGGCCAGACAAACACCCACAGGCAGGCAAGCCTATTGAGCTACGCGACTATCAAGTGGAGATTATCAATAACTTTCTAGCCAACCCGCAGTGCCTGCAGGAAGTGGCCACAGGTGCAGGCAAGACTATTATGACAGCAGCACTGAGTGATGCTGTGAGCAAGTATGGGCGCAGCATTGTGATTGTGCCCAACAAGAGCTTGGTCACACAAACAGAAAAAGACTACATCAACATGGAACTGGATGTGGGTGTGTACTTTGGGGATAGAAAAGAATATGGTCGTAGCCATACCATATGCACTTGGCAAAGTCTAAACAATCTCATGAAGAACACCAAGAATGGCATAGGTGATTGTACCATCCAGGAGTTCCTTGAAGATGTTATTTGTGTGATAGTAGACGAAGTACATATGGCCAAAGCTGATGCATTGAAAACCTTGTTGACCACTGTGATGGCGCAAGTGCCAATTCGTTGGGGATTAACTGGTACTATACCCAAAGAAGCATTTGAAAGCCAAGCACTGTTGGTAAGTTTAGGTCCAGTTATTTCAAAGCTGGCTGCTAGTGAATTGCAAGATCGAGGCGTGCTGGCGCAGTGCCATGTGAATGTGGTGCAGATGGTAGACACCGTGGAACACAAAACTTACCAACAAGAGTTAAAATATCTACTGGAGGAATCAGGTCGCCTGGATGCTATTGCACAACTGGTATTGCAAGTTAATGAAACTGGCAATACCCTAGTGCTGGTAGATCGTGTGGCACCAGGACATGAGTTGGTTGCAAGGCTAGGTGATCGAGCAGTGTTTGTGTCAGGTGCAACCAAAGGCGCTGCACGTCAAGAAGAATATGATGAAGTAGCCACGGCTACAGGCAAAATCATTGTGGCCACTTATGGTGTGGCAGCAGTAGGTATCAACATACCACGTATCTTTAACTTGGTCATGATCGAGTCAGGCAAGAGCTTTACCAGAGTTATCCAATCAATCGGACGTGGCATTAGAAAAGCCGAAGACAAGGACCATGTGCAGATTTGGGATATTACCAGCACTTGTAAATTCAGCAAACGTCATTTGACCAAGCGCAAGGCCTACTATAATGATGCTGCATACCCTTATACCCAGGAAAAATTGCATTGGCAATAAGGTTGCATTTTTACAAAAAATAACATACAATACAATCATGCGTATATTAACCCTTGACAACAAACCTTACGATCTAGATCATTTGCCCGAAGAAGTAGATGACATGAGATTTGCCATCCTAGACAACTCTGATCCAGCTAATCCAGACTATCATTACATACCTTTAATTTTTCTGGAAAGTTTCAATGCACCTGCATTGGTATTGCAAATAGGTGATGCACGAATCAAAATGCCCATGGATTGGCAAGTGCTGATTGGAGAACCTGATGTAGGCGATCTAGAAATGTTGCCACTAACTAGCATTAATGATCGTGGATTCAAACTGTTTCAATTCAATCCACTCAGCAGTTTCCGTCCAAGTTTTCCACCTATTGAAATTGTAGATGTATATCAAGAAGTAGCATGGTATGCACCCAAACTCAAAAATGGGCAGATGTTGTGCGTACCCATTAATGATGCACCTCAACCAGACTGTGTGTATTTTGTCAAAGACATCAGTCGTAACTGCGAAATCGTGGACTATAACAAGGCTTGGTAATCATGGCAGAATTATCCTACAGCGAAAAACTCAAAAACTTTCCCTCAGTTAATTACACCAGCTTGCGTGAAAGTACGGATCGTCGGTTGTACATGAAATATCAATTTGATCATTATGGTATCACAAAAACAAATGTGTACCTAACTGAAAGATTTGATAAAATTTCTGATTATGTTCAAGTAACAGGCACAGGATTGATCATGCCTGAAGTTCACACACAGATGGGAACCATAATTTCTCACATAAATCTCTTGAGAAATTGGTACGTGTCCACTGATGAAGAATATGCTATTTTTTGTGAAGATGACGTTAGCTTTGAAAGCATAAGATATTGGAATTTCACCTGGGATGAGTTTGTACAAAGTCTTCCAGAATACTGGAATGGTGTGCAACTGACCAAGGTAATGATGCCTTACTGCAATCCCGAGGGTGACCCTAACTTAAAACTCAAGATAACACGTGGCCGCTGGTGGGGCGCACATTCGTTATTCCGACGATCTTATGTGAAACTTCTGTTGGACAATGTGTGTCGTGGTTACAACAGCTATCAATTGGATTCTATCTATCTTGACGGAGTCCCGTACGGCCCTATTATAGAAAACTTACTGTATCTGCAAGCAGGCGGAGTGTTTAATTTTCCAATGCTGTTTGAAGACGCATCGTTTGATACCACTTATAGGGGCAAAAACAAAATCACAGTGGGCGCAGACACTGCTAACGACTCACAATATTGGTCACATCGTTTGGTTGCTGAACAATGGAGAACCCATGGAGCAACTTTGGATTTCAAAGATGCTATGACATTAGAATATTGATCTATGCCAGTGTTTGAAAGTCCAGACGGTGGAAACACAGTGTACTCTCGTGAGGCAGGATCAGATCAACGTGAGTTGGTCAAAACTTATGATCTTAGAACCCACGATGGTAGACCGCTGCATGAACACATAATGGAAGACAAGATGTGGGGTAAAATTCGACGAGCAGCTAAGACTAATCCTGCTTTACAAGATGCCCTAGAACGTGCTATAATGATCTATCACTTGACCAAGAAAAATAATGGATAAACTACATATCAGCAACGAGATGCGGCAGATGGATGCAAAGAATCGAGCATTCTACGATGAGCTCACAGTGGAAGAACGCAAGAAGTTTAGCACGTTCCTTATGGTACGTTGGGGCAGTACAGTGAGCGGCAGTCAAGAACTACAAGAATACTATGTGCAGAGTGTGAATCATTATCTCAACAAGCACTTCTTTACCATGCACAAGCATCCTAAACTGCAATGGCTTATGGCCACAGCAGCCAGCCCAGGTATGGGATCCATGCGACATGACTGGCTTTCTCTTAAAAAGAAAGAGGGCGGCGACTCTGCGCTAAAGAAGCAGTTAAGAGAACTGTATCCGCATTTCAAAGAAGATGAAATTGATTTGATGGCTACGATGACCACCAAAAAAGAAGTCACACAACTCATACGTGACCATGGCAACGACAAGTAACTTCACATGCAAGTATTGCAGTCGATCATTCAGCAAAGAGTCCACGCTGAGTGTGCATGTTTGTGAACAGAAGAAACGTTTTCAGGAATCTAGCGAACGTGGTGTACAACTGGGACTGCAAGGGTACTTGAAGTTCTACGAATACACCCAAGGATCAGCCAAAGTCAAGACTTGGGAAGACTTTGCCACGTCACCTTATTACCGTGCATTTGTCAAATGGGGTCGATACTGTGTGGATGTCAAAGTAATCAACCCTGTGCGTTTCATAGAATGGTTGCTGAAGAACAACAAGAAAATTGACAACTGGTGTAGCGATAATTTGTATACAGAGTATCTTGTGGAATATGTGCGTAAAGAAGCTGTAGATGATGCATTGGCTCGAGCAATCGAACATGGCATGACCTGGAGTGAAAAACAACATGCACCTGCACATGATTGTTTACGTTATGGCAGTGCAAATGCCAATTGCTATGCAATCACAACAGGTAGAATAAGTGCCTGGGTGATCTACAATAGTGAGTCAGGGCAGAAGTTCTTGAATGAACTCAATGCAGAGCAAGTGGCCATGATATGGCCTTACATTGATTCCGACATATGGCAAAAGAAGTTTGCGGATCATCCTGCAGACCAGGCGTATGCACAAGAAATTTTAACACAAGCAGGATGGTGATGAAAACACTAAAAATTAATCCAATCAACCTCGTGGATGAATTCATGAGTCAATATCAGATTTGGAAAGATCATGATAATTTCTACAATCAAAGTTCAAATATTGTTGATATACAGAAAAGTGATAGCGGCATACCTTGTTTTAATTATCAAGAAATTGGCGCTATAAATCAGTGCAACGCTCCATTGATAGCAATCGACTGTTTGACTGAGGGCAAGCACTCAGTCCGGTGGTTTAACCAATACAACACAGACAAGCACTATATCATATTTGCCAACGAATCACATTGTGCGCCAGAAGATCTCAATTTAAAAATATCCTATACTTGGATACCTCACTATTTCTTTTTATTTCTAATGGCTGACACATATAACACTCCATGGAAATTTTGTTTTTATATTGACAAATTGTACAAATTTGATTATCCAAAGCCCATGCAATTTGTATCCACCACTGGTGATATAAGACCAGAGAGATCCTATCTTAAAAATCAGCTGATCGAACACATCAAATACAAAAATTTTATTTTTAGATATAGCGGAGTTGATTATGGAGTTCAAGCCGATTCATTTGATGTGGTTAGTTTTGATAAAACTGAATTTAATCCTTACCGACCGATATTAGAAAAATACTATCATAACATAGGTCAAACGTTGCCTATAAACATGTACAATCAGGCCTGTTTCAATCTTGTGGTGGAGACTGACATTGATTATCAGTATGGGTTTTTACTGTCAGAAAAAACCATCAAGTGTCTAATCACTGGAATGCCGTTTGTAATTGTGTCAACTCCGTATTTTTTAAAACATCTCAAAGAATTAGGATTCTACACGTACAGTGAGTTATGGGATGAAAGTTACGACGAGTTAGACTATACCAAACGCATTGATAAAATAGTTGATCTATGCAATAATCTTGACTCATTTGACTGGGCAGCAAATAGGTCTGCGCTGGAGCTAATTGGGTTAAAAAACAGATGCAACTTTCTAAATCTAAATCAGGTTATAAGTAAAAGTTTTCAACAATTTGAACAGGCAATATTGGAGTTAACAGTATGATCAAAGGACTAATGGGCGATATGTATGTACACGTAAGTGGTGGTGATACCAGTTTACCATACGTGACACAAAACACAAACAATCCTATACAAGGCATGATGCGGGTTAACGGCAATCTTTTGGAAACATTTGACGGATCTAGATGGATCCAGATAAACTCCAGTTACGCAACTGTGAGCCTTACTGCAACATATCAAGCGGCCATGAACTGGGTTATTGACAAAATGGAAGAAGAACAACAGATGAAAGCATTGGCCGAACAACATACAGCAATTGCTGATCTAGTGGATGCAGTGGACCGAGCACAAGAACAACTGCGAATGACAGCAGCATTGGTTAAGATATGAGCGCAGACATTGATATTGACGTGCCCAATAGGGATGCTGTGCTGGCATTGATCGAGCACACAGCCGCACGACAAAGTAATGGAAAAAAGCACAACTCAGGAATCTACATCACACACATACCACGTGATCCTGTGCTAGGATGCGCAGCCATAGACTATGAAACAGCAGAAGCAAGAGGCTATTTCAAGATCGACTTGTTGAACATGAGTGTGTACAACTTGATTCGTGACACTACACACTATGAACAGATGCTTGCAGCTACTCCGCCGTGGGATAGATTGTGGTCAGATCCTACGTGGGCCAGTCAACTGGTACATATAGGCAACTATCAAGCATTACTAAAGAGTATGCGCCCAGATTCGATTCCTAGAATGGCAGCGTTTATCAGTGTGATACGTCCAGGCAAAGCACACTTGCAGAACCAGTCTTGGCCTACAGTATTTGACTCAGTGTGGGACGGTGATGACAGCAGAGGCTATACATTTAAGAAAGCTCATGCTGTGGGATATGCAGCTTTGGTTGCGCTACATATGAATTTGTTGAACTAATTTACAATTATCATTATGCCAACGATTGATATTAGTTAAAATACTAATAAATCCACAATGTATGCAAGAGTGTTTTTGTTTTTGTTTTGCTTTTTCTCTAATTTTTTCTTTGTGTGATTCTGACTTTGGCTTACCAACCAATGCTGCACTGATTTTATTTGATCCGGTTTGTTTACGACCAAACATAGGATTTAAATTACCAACTCTAGTACCGGTCATTGTCAGACTACGCCGTTGTCTAGTTTTGTTAGATTGCTTAACTCCGCCTGCACCATCTCCACCATCAGTCTGATTTTGTAAAATGCCAGTGCCTAAGTCTTTTCTACCCCACCAACGTATAAGTCGGCGTTCTATGGCACAAGCACCTATGTCTGTTAAATTTGATTCGAGTATTATTATTCGTGTTGATTCTTTTGGCACGGCAACTCGATGTTTTTCTGTTGCTCTGCGGCCTTTACCTTTACCGATATAATAAGGCGTGCCATCTTTGCGTAGATAGGCATAAACGTAGTAAATATGCATGCTGTGATTCCTTTCAATCATAGAGTAGTTGGATATTTCCAGTATCGCGAACTACACCCTTATTTAGTATATTTTACTCAATACGCCTCACCAGGGTAATTGATTTTCGCTTGCCTTTTCTACGGGCAATGTCATTGAGACTGCACACAGGACCATGTAGTATTTCCAAGTCTTTGTTTACAAAGGTTCGTAAACAACTGCGAAATTCGTCCCATTCACCACGTAGGAATATGTTGATAGGAATGCTGCGATTAGATTCCCACCACCAGGTGTTGGCAAGATCCAAGTATCGACGTTTTTGCTCTAGATCTTTTACATTTCCAAAGTCATAAATGGTGGTGATTATATCATCTCTGTTCTGTACAATGCCCACATATTCGTTGGTGGCGTACATACACAGCGTTATAAACGGATATTTGTCTGCAAGTTTTTGAAATAAGTCTCGGCCCATATTGTACTAGTTCGGATATTTATACCCGGAGACTCTAGGTAAATATCATTGGAGCACCATATGTATTCAACTCAGATCTATATCTATCAGCAAATCCAACGAGTGTTGGTCTTGGATTCCAGCGGTGCTTATTTTGACCGGAGGTGGGACCCAGTGTACGCTAAAAAATTAACCATCAACAAAGGTGTTGACAATGTGATCTTGTTTGAATTTGTTAATCAAGATCAAAAGCCTGTGAACATCACAGGATCAGAATTACGATTCAAGTTGATCAATCTAGCAGGTACTGCTCAGTTGATTGAAAAAGACATGGTCATTATTAATGCACAGTACGGCCGTGCCAAAGTCACGTTAACCTCTGCTGAAACTTCTGAATTTCCACCAGATCCAAGCAGCTATAGTATTGAACGTGCCAGTGGCAATCTAGTAGAAGCTGTGTTTGTGGATGCGCAAGCCCAGGCTCGTGGTGATGTGGACATTGTAGACAGCGTAAAGCCTGCTTTTGTGCCTAGCCAATTGGTGACTATACCTAACATCTACGGGCCAGAAGCATTCCTAGATCCTGTATTCAGTGCCAACTACCCAGACTGGGCATTAAATCCACCAGGCGCATATGGAAATGTTTACAATGATCCACAACGATTCAGTAGCCATGTAAACAGTAATGGTTCTAGCTTGACTACGTTTCAGATGGAGATGGATCATTTCACTGGCAATGTCAAGGCACAAGGTGCTCAAACATATGAATCAGTCTGGGTTGATGTTACTGAACAACAAAGTTACTACAACAAAACTGGTACAGACTATATCAATGTATTAGGATATCATCCTTTGTTAAGACTTGTGGCAGATCAATGGCCGGGCACAGAACAGGTACAATTAGCCACAGCCACAGCGTATGGTGCAAATGGTGTAATTACATCTATCACAGTGACGCAGTCTGGATATGGATATCTAGCACCACCGCGTGTGAATATTATTGGCCTGGGTGCAGGTGCTGTAGCCGAAGCAGAAATTGAAGGTAACTCAGTAAGTGCCATAAATGTTATTAATGGTGGGCAAGGGTATGTATCCAATCCACAACAAAGCAATCAGATTGCTGCGGTCAGTCTCAATCGTGGAGCCATTACAAGCATACTAGTTAGATGAAATATAAAAAAATTGTAGGATTTGGTGATTCGTGGATGTATGGTGACGAGTTGTTGGATCCAGAGTTGGTGCTAACCCACTCAGATGCACACTCATGTTGGATACAAAATAATACATATCGAACTAATCATAATTTTTTAGGCTTGCTTGGTAAACATTACAATGTGCCTGTTGAAAATTTTGGCATCCCGGGTGGCTCAATGCAAAGTTCAATATGGACATTTCAATGGTGGTTGGACCATGAACCCAACCCTGAAGAATGTTTGGTATTGGTAGGACATACAGATTCAGACAGACTTAGTTTTTATAATCCCAATCATCGCAGTTACGATAATGATCCGCCTTGGAACAAGTTTATACATTCCACATGGGTAGAATTTGGAAGCAGTGTAGTACCTGAAGAATTCCGCACAATGATTAAACAACAATTGGTACTGACCAACTGTGCAGCACTGTCAAGATTGAATTATCAACAGACTGTGATGTTTTTTGACGGAGTCTCTGCTAGACATAACATACCCATTATGCAATTTCACGTCATGCCTGCCGAGTGCGAAATGAAAAATACTCCTACTATAATTTGGCCCGGCTTTGCAACTACACTTTGGTTCCGAGACCATCCAGGAAATCGAAATCGTGAACTGATCAAAGCAGGCGGTCATCCCAACGAGATTGGGCATGTAATGATTACTGAAAAGTTGATTTCTACCATAGACTCTGCTACAATGTAAGGATGCTAGACATCCTTGGATATTTGCCGGCGAAACGAAAATCTACTCCGTCGGGCTGGGTAAGTTTCAACGCAGTATGTTGTCAACATAACAGCAGTACCAAAGACACACGCAGCCGCGCTGGCCTTAAATCTTCAGAACAAGGTTGGACATATCATTGCTTCAACTGCAACTACACCGCTAGCTTTATCCTTGGCCGTACATTAAGTTATAAGGCCCGCAGGCTCTTGGGTTGGATGGGTGTGCCCGACGCTGAAATTGATATGCTGAACTTAGAAAGTCTAAGACATCGGGGCATATACGGCATCATCGACGATAGACAACGTACATTTGATGTACTAGCAGGCATAGAGTTTACTGAACAAGAACTACCTCCACTTACTGAGTTGTTGACCGACAATAACGAACTTAGAAAGTATCTACGTAATCGACAAGTACCCGAAGATTACCCTGCGTTGATCTTTAAGAATCATAGCAACCATCGACCGGCAGTGATCATACCATTTACACATCACAGTCGTGTGGTAGGGCACACTGAGAGGTACTTGGATAACAAAAAACCCAAATATATTAGCAATAGCCAACCAGGTTATGTGTTTGGTACAGATTTGCAGCATAATGATTGGACCAATGTAATTGTGACAGAAGGCGTATTTGATGCCCTGTGCATTGGTGGCCTAGCTGTGATGCACAGTACAATATCTGATCAGCAGGCTAGATTGATTCGCAGTTTAGGTAAAGAGATTACTGTGGTACCAGACCAGGACCTAGCAGGTATGGAACTTGTGGACCGTGCTGTGGAACTAGGATGGGCAGTAAGTATGCCACCTTGGCCTGCGGACATCAAGGATGTGAATGACAGTGTGGTTCGTTACGGTCGGCTTGCAACTCTACTAACTATATTTGAAAATCGTGAAACCAGCCGAATCAAAATAGAAATGAAAAAAAGAAATCTTTTAAAGAAACTCAATGATGAATAAATTTACCAATCTAGACCAATTTAGAAAAACTGGCGATGTGTTTACAATGTCCTATATCTATTCAGGCATCGCAGCATATTTTTCGCAACAAAACAAATTCAACCAACTGGAATTTACATCTAGCGCAAATACTATTTTCTGTAGAGATTGGGATACCAATTTTGTTGATAGCGATCCCACTGAACAAAAATATTTTGGACTTGTGAATGAAGCACACATTGATTATTGGTTTCCGGTTGAAGAATGGAAGAATGTCATATTGATAACTGGTCACGAACATGTTCGTTATTATCCAAATAATATCAAAAGTATAGGATTTAATCGATGGGACATAGTGATTCAACAGAACTTCTCTAATCCAGTGGTACGCAATGAAGTCAATCGTCAAGAACTATCAATAGCCGAATATGATGTGTTGTGCTTGGTCGGTCGACCAAGAGATCATAGACTTGAATTTTTATTGAATTTGCAATGCAACAGTAGCGGACTCAAGATTGTGACTGACAGTAATCAACAGATCTTGGATACAGAATATCGCACCACAGCATTGGGATTTGAATCTTTTTTTAACAAATGTGATATTGACAAATTTAATTCTTACCAGGGATTTTCCAGTTTCTACCAGGCCGAGGATAAAATTTATCTAGACCACCAACCGCACAAGGACATGTATGGGTCTTGTAGAGTCAATGTGGTACTAGAAACCACTGTGTATGATGTGAAAAAACCTTTTCTGAGCGAAAAGACTTGGAAAGCATTAGCGCATCGTAGACCATTTGTGATACTTGGAGATACCAACAGTATATCTACATTGAAAGAAAAGGGATTTAAAACTTTTGGTAATTTCTGCGACGAATCATACGACTCTGAACCAGATTTAAGCAAGAGAATCAAAATGGTAGCAGTGGCCATGCATCAATTGGTGTCTGCTTGTAAAACCCATGCCAACGAAATAGATAAAATTTGTAAGCACAATCAGGAATTGTTCTTTGATGCCAATCGAACTAATTCAGATCTTGCAGCATTTGGTAAGCTGTGTCTGGATGAATTGTATAATATATAAGGAAAAATCTTGTTAAAAGACTACGGAATTGAAGTACAAAAGTTATTTCTGGAAATGATGCTAGAGGACGCACAAGGCTATGTGCGTGTGCAGAACATTTATAATCCAGAGAACTTTGATAGAAGTTTGAGGCCAGCTGCTGAGTTTCTTAAAGAGCATGGAGACAAATACAAAACACTTCCTGATCGAGCACAGATATCAGCCACAACAGGAGTGAAACTTCAACCAGTTCCTGAGCTGAATGAAGGACACTTTGAATGGTTCATGAATGAGTTTGAAGCATTTACTAGACGTCAAGAGTTGGAACGTGCAATTCTCAAAGCAGCAGACTTGTTGGAGAAGGGCGACTATGATCCAGTAGAGAAGCTGATCAAGGATGCTGTGCAAATATCATTGACCAAGGATATGGGCACTGATTACTTTGCTGATCCCAAAGGACGCATCGAAAAGTATTTCAACTCTGGCGGGCAAGTTAGCACAGGATGGCCGCAGATGGATAGGCTGCTGTATGGCGGGTTCAGTCGCGGAGAACTCAATATCTTTGCAGGTGGATCAGGATCAGGTAAAAGTCTTGTGATGATGAACATAGCATTGAACTGGGTACAGTCAGGATTGAGCGGAGTATATATTACATTGGAGTTGAGTGAAGAACTTACATCTCTAAGAACTGATGCCATGCTCACAAACATGAGCACTAAAGATATTCGCAAGGACATTGATACTACAGAACTCAAAGTCAAAATGGTAGGTAAGAAATCTGGTAACTATCAAGTGAAAGGGTTGCCGGCTCAGAGCAACATCAATGACATTCGTGCTTACTTGAAAGAATATCAAATTCAAACTGGCAAGCGTGTGGACTTTGTAATGATCGACTATTTGGACTTGTTAATGCCAGTGAGTGCAAAGGTAAGTCCTAATGACTTGTTTGTAAAAGACAAGTATGTGAGTGAAGAACTGCGTAACTTGGCCAAGGAGTTACAGATACTAATGGTCACTGCATCACAGTTGAATCGATCAGCAGTGGAAGAAGTAGAATTTGATCACAGTCATATTTCAGGTGGTATCTCAAAGATCAACACAGCAGACAATGTGTTTGGTATCTTTACCAGCAGACAAATGAAAGAACGTGGCAAGTATCAAATTCAATGTATGAAGTCACGTAGTTCAACCGGTGTAGGACAAAAGATTGACTTAGAATACGATATTGATACCATGCGTATTACTGACGCAGGAGGAGAAGATGGTGAAAACTCATTCCGGAAACCTAGCCTAATGGATTCAATCAAGGCAAAAACATCAGTCACTCCAACTGAGTCGACTGCTTCTGCCAGTGGGTGGGAACGGGCAAAACCCAAAGACGGGCACGATCCTCTTGCTCCAAAAGTTTCCGCAGATGTACAAAGTACCAAACTCAAGCAATTGTTGGGTAAGATCAAAACAAACTAAAAACCAATAAATAAGTCAAGGGCCCTTAACCACATGCAGAAACGAACTCGTAGCTTATTAGAAGAATTAGATTCTATGTATATTGAGCGTGAGCGCGACCTAGTGATAGAGAGCCGAGCTGCAAATATTATTGCTGGTGCTATTAATCTACTGGAACAGATTGATGCCTCCTATACCCAAGAACAAGCAGAAAATTTAACACGCAAATTACTCAATGCTATCCGTACTCGTGACGCAGGAAAATTTGCCAGAACAGTGAGGCGCAGTGATGCAAATTAAACAGCTACTTGAAGGTGGCAACGTATTCAAAACCAAATCGGGTGAACCATTAACCCAACGTATCAATCTGCAAGATGTGCCAGCCACAATTGACTGGATTGAACAAGTAACTGGCATAGACTTTACCACAGAAAAAGGCTCAGACGGAATCCCGTTACGCTGGTTGGGCAGCACTGGTAAAAAGCCCACGTCGGGCGACTTGGATTTAGCTGTGGATCTCAATGAAATCAGCAAAGAACAATTGGCTGCTATACTCACACAGTTTGTGCAAAGTCAAGGACTTGATCCTAGAGAATGGGTCAAAAAAAGCGGTGAAGTACATTTACGCACACCTATTGGCGGAGATGCTAACAAAGGCTTTGTACAAACAGATTTTATGTTCTTTCCTAACTTGGATTGGGGACAGTTCTTTTATGCAGGTGGTACAGATTCAGCATACAAAGGTATGAATCGTAATGTACTCATGAGCAGCATAGCCAAACAACAGGGGCTCAAAGTAGGTGCCAATGGTATGTTTTCGCGTACATCGAATCAACTGGTTGATGGCGGTATGGATCCTGACTATGTGGCCAGTGTGCTGCTAGGCCAAGGGGCCGACCGTGAGAATCTAAAGAACGTGGAATCTATCTATGCTGCATTGGCACAAGATCCTGCACGAGATACCAAGCTAGCCGACTTCCGTGAATATCTCTCACGTGAAGGACTACAAGAGCCTGCTACCACAGTCAAAGAAAATGATGTGAATTTCCTAGCACGCCTGCGTGATCGAATTGTAAATCAAGGTATGATGCCATTGATTGAAACCAAGAAAGCATATGAACTATACGAACAAGAACCTGCTGCTATAGGTGGCAAAGCCAAAGGCATTGAGCACCTGGAAGATTACATATTCCGTAGCGGAACAGCTGGAGTTGATCGAGCATTGGCCATTGCAGATTCATTCTACACCAATCCCAAAACTGGATCAGTAAAATGGGACGGCAAACCTGCTGTGGTGTTTGGTCGCAAACCAGAAACTGGTGAATTTGTGCTCACCGATGATGCTGGATTCACTGCTGCTGGATACGATGGCTTGTTTACTAGCCCAGACGCTATTGCTGATGATATGGCTCGACGAGACGCTAATGCAGCGGCCAAAGGCAATGTGGCCACTAGAGTCAATACATTGTTGCCGGTGTATCAGACCATATGGCCTTATCTCGAAGCAGCTACCCCTACCAACTTCCGTGGGTTTGTCAAAGGGGATCTATTGTACATACAGACTCCTCCTACCGAAGCTGGCAACCTGGTATTTCAACCCAACACTGTGCAGTATCGTATTCCTGCCAACAGCAAGTTAGGACAGCAAATTGCCAACAGCGATGTGGGTGTAGCAGTGCATACCATGTATGAAGATGCAGGTGCGGCTAAACAACCTCTCAGTAGAGTTAAGTTTAATCCTGTACCTGGACTATTACTAATCGAACCAATCTATGCTAAACCAGTGCCAAAGAATGATGCCATAACAAAAGAGATTAAAAAGCTGTTACGTCAAAATCGAGCAGCATTAGACACATTGTTTAATCCAACAGAGCTGCGGGCCATGAAGATAACTGATTTGGCTAAACTTGCAATTGACTATATCAACAAACGTGTGGATCCTAATCATGCAGCATACACTGGAGATTTCGGCGATCTAGTACCAGGATTCTTGTCTTGGTTACAGCAGACCCAAACTCCGCAAAAAGTCAACAACATTGCACAATACCTACGTAGCCCTACTTCAAATGAACAAGCATTAGCAGCAGCATTCTTGTTGTTTGAATTGTTGCATGATTTGAAACTGGATCTGTTGGGACAACTGGATGCGCAAGTACCAGGCAACGAAGGATGGGTGTTTGCTACCCCTGCAGGCTATGGTAAGGCTGTGAATAGATTTGATTTCACAGCTAGAAACAAAGCAAGAAACAACCCGCCAACTGAGTAATTTTTTGTCAGATTCATAAATAAGTGTAGGGCAAAAACCCACTTACTTAGGAGATTTTAAAATGGCAGGATTTACAAAAACAAACGGAACTACCCAACCGGTATTCCACATGGACACTGCGAATGGTAACATTCAAGGTACAGCTAACATTGCAGCTACAGGCTCAGTTAACTTCCAAGGCCCTAAGCTGGACTTCTTCAGCTTGGTAGCTAACGGTGCGTTAACAACTTCCGCTAATGTCAATGGCTACATCAACAACCTGATGCAAGCTATTCAGACCAAAGCCACAGTGGCCATGTATCAGGTCAGCCCAGCAGCACCTACAGTGTTGAACTTGGCTGTGTATCCTACAGGCGCTTACACCAACGTTACATTGCTGGCTACTGCTAACACCAGTGCTACTGTAGCGTCTGGTGGTCAGAACCTGGAACTGAGCTCATGCGCAGGTAATGCTGTGTTTGTGACCAGCGCAACCAACTTTGCTCCAACCTAATTCTAGGCTGTAGTACAGAACAAAAGCCTTGGATTAATTTCCAAGGCTTTTTTTTGGCCGTAAATACCATATGACAATGAGTATACAAATAACCACAGACTTTGATTGCAGACCCACTGGAGTTACTGGACATCTACGAGAAAACTTGCTGCCGTTTACGGATCAGCTAGGGCAGCAAGTGACAGATATCTCTAGTTGGGTACGCAGTCGCAACCAACAACGCAACTGGGAAACCATCATGCAGTTAATCGGCCTCTACACACAACCGGTAAGAGTTTCTCGTGTACGGGCCAAAGACCAACGTTGGCAATTTGAATTTGACACAGAGTTTGATGATGTATTTGCAGTTGACAATGATCCTGTAGGAAGACTACTGCAAGCATGCGATGGCGTACCTATTATCAACTATGTTGAACAGCAGTTAACTACACTATTGCGTCCAGATGTTAACATTTGGTTTGAACCATTAAACCATAAATAACTCATGGACACTACAGATATTGAAAAGAAAAGTTTAGAGGCCCACGTTGAGCTTTGTGCCGAACGTTATCGTATGTTGGAACTCAAGATTGAAACTGTTGAGTCCGGCATTGACTCAGTAAAAACCATGGTGGAGTCAGTGCATGATATGGTGCATACCATGTCAGCCAAACGCAATGATCAATTGATTGGCTGGGGTATTGGCGTTATTGGGTTTCTTGTGGCCACTGTGGGGTGGATGCTAAAACACTACGTATTACAATGAAAGCCAGTCGTAAATTGGCTGCATTGGCGGCAAAAGAGCTGCCGCTGCTTCTAGACAAAGTGATCATAGAAGATGGCAAGAAGTATCGAGCATTTGGCAAATACACTATACAACCTATTCCTGCAGGATTTCAAGTTCGCCTGCGTGATGATGACATTGGTACATTTTCGGGTACCAAATCTGCACTGGCTTGGTGCATAGCAGATAATCTAAATCATCTCAACTTGGCTAGACAAATAAAAGAATTAGACCAATCTATCATTAGATTGCGCAATGACATATATGTACGTCGTGCATTAGCTGATCGCACAGCAGGACACACATGGGAAAACTTGATTAACAAAACAAGTGCTAGGCAAGAACATACTCAGGTCCTAGAAAAAGAACTAGCAAAATGTATAAATTTGGCTAAATACTGGCAACTACGAGGAAACTCAGATGAAACTAAACGAACTGGCCGTAACACGCCCCACACGACAAATCGCTAAAGTATTTGAAAGTCACTTTGACAAATCAGTCAAATTTGATACTTTGAATCGCAAACAATTACACAGCATGTATCGCCAGGTGCGCGGCATGCTGGGCGAAGTGCGCAGCAGCCCTGCTCGCCATACTAGCGAAAAGAATCCAGCTTATCTCAAGCTCATGATGATGGAACAAGCACTTGCTGATCGTATCTATGAAGCAGAGATGGGTGCCACAGGCGGCGTGGCCCCTACTACTCCTGGTGCAACTCCTCAACAAGCTGCTGCCATGGCTGTGAAGCAAAAAATGGATCAGAAGAAGCAGGTGCAACAAGAACTGGACAATGCAAAGAAACAAGTTACAGATTTGCAAAATCAACTCAACAGTCTTAACACTACTACTACAGTTCAAGAAACTGAACTTCGATTACGTGCGCAAGGATACGGTTATTATCTCAGCGAAGGCGAAGTACAACAAGCTCAAGTGGTGTTAGCTGCACAAGACATGGTTGACAAGATGCAGGATATGATCGAAGACAGCACAGAAATGCAGTTCAAAGAACTTCCAGCATTAGTTGATTCAATTAAGAACCAAATTGGGCCTGATCAAGCAGCACAGTTCAATAATGATGCACAAGCAGCATTAAGTGGGTTAGTGCAGAATTTGCAAGGCAGCAAGCAACAGCTAGAACAAGCATTAGGTGTTGTAACTGGACAAGGTCCTGTAGCAATGCCAGGTGCAGATACAGGTATGACACCTCCAGGTGGTGATATGGGATTAGCAGGTCCTCCTCCAGGCGAAGAAGAAATTGAAATCAGTGCCGAAGAACCAGCAATTGGTGGGCCAGCAGCCGCATTGGGTCGTGAGCGTAGATAATGCGAATCAATGAAGTAGAAGCAGACGCTACCACAGACAAACTCATGGCATTGGCCAGGTTTGCTGTGGGTAGAGCACAGGATACTTCAGCCAAGATGCAAATGCCGGTGCAGGCGTTTATCAATCGAGCACAAAGTATGGGCATAGATATCACTCCAGACACTTTGCAAACATTAGTTGGCCAACCACCACTAAGTGGGTTAATTGAACCCATGAGCCCAAACGCTACAGAACTAACATTCAAAGGTGGTGATCAACCCGGCCCAGTCACAATGCCAGTGAATCAAGCACAGGATATTGTGGCATCTGCTGCACAGTCAGCAATGAGAAAAGACCGCGGCATTTAAACCTGCACAGACTGGTGCGCCTATCATAAATACTTGTATGAAAAACAAGTATGGTATACAAAAAATATGTTTATTCTGCGGTAACAAATTTATTACTAAGCCGCGGTTACTTGAATATTGTTCTCAACCGTGTAAAAATCCACATAACAGACCAGGCCACATTCCATGGAACAAGGGTGTTAAACTCAATGATGACCAAAAAGCAAAACAAAACACATCGGGGCTTGCTAAAGGACATGGGTGGAACAAAGGTATTCCAAATGAAAGACAACGAGAAAAGTGGTTAATTGATAATCCTAACAAAAATGGTAAACTGAATAATCTCAGACCTAAAAACTATGTAGATGATAATTTCACTGCATACAAAAGAGAATGCCAGAAAGCAACTTATAGAACTGTGTATGCTATGAAAAAAGAAGGAACAGCTAAAATAACTGGAAAAAGGAAAACTGATTATCAACTTGATCATATCATTCCTTACAGGCAAGGATACACATTAGGTATAGATCCTACCGTAATTGGAGGAAGGAAAAATTTAAGGTATATACTAGGAGAAGAGAATAGATCCAAATGGGATTATTTTCAATCTGACGATGTAGTAAAATCTATAATAGGAGATAAGTATGGCGTATAGTGAAGCTGTTCTCGATCATTATAATAATCCAAGAAATGTTGGATCTTATAAAAAAGACGAAGAGGGAGTCGGGATAGGACTCGTTGGAGCACCAAGTTGCGGTGATGTTTTGCAATTGAGCATAAAAGTAACTGATGGAATTATCACAGATGCAAGATTTAAAACGTATGGTTGCGGAAGCGCGATTGCGTCGAGCTCGCTTGTTACTGAATGGGTCAAAGGACGGACACTTGACGAAGCGGCAGCGATTAAAAATAGCGAGATTGCTTCTGAACTTGCCCTCCCCCCAGTTAAAATTCATTGTTCAATACTTGCAGAAGATGCGATCAAAGCAGCAGTAATGGATTACAAGAGCCGACATGATCTCATTAACTGACACTGCTGCTCGAAAAATAACTCAAACTATTCAACGTCGGGGTCGCGGAATTGGTATCCGGGTAGGGGTCAAAACAACAGGTTGCTCTGGGCTTGCTTATGTGTTAGAATATGTAGACACTGTGCAACCGGACGATATCTGTATCGATTGCAACAACTGTAAATTGTTTGTTGACCCCAAAAGCTGTGCATATCTGCAAGGACTTGAAGTAGACTACACTAGGCAAGGGCTCAATGAGGGATTTCAGTTCAACAACCCCAATGAACGTGACCGATGCGGTTGCGGAGAAAGTTTTAGAGTTTAATTTGTACAATCCAAAATTTGATTACCAAGAAATACCCAGAGTCACAATAGACGGCAAACGCTTTTATGCCACACCTGATGGAAACAAGTTACCGTCAGTGACTACTATTCTTGACAAAACCAAAAGTGAAGAAAGCAAGGCTGCACTTCACAATTGGAGGCGTGCAGTTGGAGCCGAGAAAGCACAGCAGATCACCACAGAAGCTGCCAATCGTGGCACACGTATGCACACATATCTTGAAGACTATGTGAAAAAAGGCTCAATCAAAGAACGTGGTACTAATCCATTTTCGTGGAGCAGTCACGAAATGGCCAAGACCGTAATACGTGATGGGTTGAAACATGTGAATGAATTTTGGGGTATTGAAGTTCCGCTATACTTTCCCAAAATATATGCAGGTACTACAGACGGTGCAGGATTACATCTAAATGAAGAATCTATCCTGGATTACAAACAATCTAACAAGCCAAAAAAGCGTGAATGGATTGATGATTACTTTGTTCAATTGTGTGCGTATGCCGAAGCTCACAACGAATTGCATGGTACCAAGATACGCAAGGGAGTGATCCTAATGTGTGTTAAGCCCGAACTTGATGCCAATCACAATATCATTAGCAAGCCGCAATACCAGGAATTTGTGTTAGAAGGCGCTGAGTACGATCGTTATCGTGACTTGTGGTGGCGCAAAGTAGAAGAATACTACACCAAACACATTTAGTTGCCTGACTGATTCTGGCTAAATACAGCACAGAATCAGGACTCACATGGCAATAGTTCAAGTATCACGAATAACAAACCGTAAAGGTCTAGCAGAAAATCTGCCGCAATTAGCTGGCGCAGAATTAGGCTGGGCAATCGACGAACGTCGACTATACATCGGCAATGGAACCTTGCAAGATGGCGCACCTGTAATAGGCAATACAGAAATACTCACTGAATACAGTGATATATTGCTAGTAGGCGGCGCATACACTTACAAGGGCACCGCAGCTGGATATACAGTACAAACAGGATCGTCGTCGGGCAGTCCGATTAGCATTCCACTGCAAAGCTGGTTAGATCAATTTGCCAGTGTGCTGAGCTTTGGTGCCGTGGGCGATGGTGTTACTGATGACACCGATGCTATCAATCGTGCATTGTATGAATTATATTGCAGAGAACCAAATCCACAAATACGTAGATCATTGTTCTTTCCAGCTGGACGTTACTTGATTACTAGTTCACTTGAAATTCCGCCATATGCATTGTTATATGGTGAGGGAATTAACTCCAGCGTGATTGTGTTGGATGCAACTAGTGCCAGTCAATATGTGGCTGTGTACAGTGACAGCTTGCAGCAAACTGGAGTAAACATTGGTAACAATGGTGCCACACCTCCAGTTGATATCACAATCTCTAACATGGGGTTTCAGGCACTGGGGTTGGCAGACGTATTTTTGGTCGAAGATGCAAGCCAGTGTACATTCACAGATGTAAGTTTTTTAGGATCTCTTGTTGAAGCCGATCTAACAGATGCAATTGACAATGTAGCATGTATACATTTTAAGTCTACTGCAAGTTTGATCTGTAACAATATCACCTTTCGTCGATGCACATTTGGTGGTACTACCTGGGCATTTGAAACCCCCAATCAAGTACAAGGGGTATTGGTTACAGAAAGCACATTTGATACACATTATCAAGGTGTATTGCTAGGTGATCCAACACCAGTGAACGGTGGTCCTACTGGATTCCGTTTCTTGGGTAATGTGTTTGATAACATCTATGCCGAAGGCATCTTAATTGCTGCCAACACTGTAATGAATATTAGTGGTTACAATATGTTTTATGATGTGGGAAATCATTTTGATGGAACTACATCGCCGGCCACAGCAGTAATTAATTTTGTAGGGCAAAACAATGTCAGCGTTGGTGACATGTTCCAACGTACCACAATTTACGCTGGCACCTATCCTCGTATCAACATTAACAACGGTATCAACATAGCATTTGATGCTGCCAGTCAAACACAACAAGGTACGTATGTACGGCAAACCGGTGCTACAGGAACATTACTTGACAACACAGCCGATCAAACTATCTTGACATTTAATGCCACAGCAATTAGAGCAGTGCAGATCAACTATACCATAGTACGAGATGTTAATACCAGAACTGGAGTTTATACCATTGTAGCCGGCACCGACAGTGCAGGTACAAATATACAAGGATCAGACTCTGGTGTGCAAAATGTAGCACCCGGTGTTACTTTCAGTGTCAGCGAAACTGCTGGTATTGTGAGTTGGAAAGCTACTACCACTAACACTGGTGTTGCGGCTACTATTAACTATTCAGTAACCAAACTTGCTTGATGTGGTGTTCAACCTTTGAACAACGCTTGGCAGCGTGGAATTCGTTAAGAGACCGCGCCCGCATGTTGCCCAAGCCAGATGCCCTAGGCGCGATCAATTCCTGGTGGCAGCAAACTCCCTGGCGTGCATATCATCTACACTGGGACGATCAACCTGATTGGCCCGATCCCTGGCAACTTTTGAGCGACAACATCTATTGTGATCTTGCTCGCGGGCTTGGAATCCTGTATACTATTACTGTGTTGGATCGTGATGATCTCCAGGACGCTGTGCTGGTTGATTCTGATCAGGGCAATTTAGTCCTGGTAGAGGATGGAAAATATATATTGAATTGGGACCAGTCTCTAGGGTTAAATATCAACCTACAGCAGAACAAACATCACATTGCGCAGAGCGATGTAAAACAACAACTATATTGAGTATATGACACAAATCACAGTTATTAAACGTAACGGAAGAAAAGAACAATTGAGCCTGGAAAAGTGGCAAACCCAAATTGCCAAAGTTTGTTCGGGCATTGCAGACGTAAGTCAAAGCATGGTAGAGATCAAAGCACAGATGCACTTTTATGATGGCATCACTACTAAAGAGATCGATGGTATCACACTACGAGCCATTGTAGACTTGATTGACATAGAACACAATCCAGATGTTGGACATACCAACTATCAATACGTGGCAGGCAAGCAACGTCTTAGCATGCTGCGAAAAGATGTTTATGGATCCTATGAGCCTCCCCACCTGTATGAGATTGTGAAGAAAAACGTGGCCACTGGCTTGTACACTCCAGAACTGCTGGAATGGTATGACGAAGCTGACTGGAACCGTATGCAAGATATGATAGATCATTCTAAGGACGAACAATACGGCTATGCTGCAATTGAACAATTGATTGAAAAATATCTAGTAAAGAATCGTGCCACAAAGGAAACTTATGAAACTCCCCAAGTTCGTTACATGGTTGCAGCAGCTACAGTTTTTCACTCGGAAGACCCCAACACAGCCAGAATGCGATACATCAAAGAATACTATAACGCGGCTAGCGATGGCTTGTTTACTCTTGCAACTCCTGTTTTGGCCGGCCTTGGTACTCCAACAAAGCAATTTAGTTCTTGTGTGCTTATTCGCTCAGATGATGATCTTGATTCTATATTTGCGTCTGGGGAAATGATGGCAAAGTATGCCAGCAAACGTGCTGGCATCGGTCTTGAGATAGGTCGACTGCGACCGTTGGGTAGCCCCATTCGTGGTGGCGAAATCATGCACACTGGCATGATACCATTTTTAAAGAAATGGTTCGGCGACTTGCGTAGTTGCTCACAAGGAGGAATTCGTAATGCTTCTGCTACTGTGTTTTATCCCATTTGGCATCATCAGTTTGATGATCTTATTGTTCTTAAGAATAACCAAGGAACAGAAGAAACTCGGGTTCGACATATGGACTATGGAGTGGTACTTTCTGCCTTCTTCTGGAGAAGATTTAAAAACAAAGAAGACATAACATTCTTTGATCCAAACGAAGTTCCAGATCTATACGAAGCATTTTACAAAAACACCCAACGGTTTGAAGAACTGTATGTGAAGTATGAAAAGCGTAAGGATCTTCGCAAGAAGACCATGAGCGCGGAAGAAGTATTCAAATCAGGCATACTAAAAGAACGCACAGATACAGGTCGTATCTATCTAGTGTTCATCGACAATGTGATGAACCAAGGACCATTTGATCCTGAGTATCACACCATCTACCAGAGTAACTTATGTTGTGAAATCCTTTTACCTACTAAGAGTTTTAAACGACTTGATGATGCTGATGGTCGAATTGCTCTTTGTACGCTGGGATCAATTAACTGGGGTGCGTTCCGCAATCCAGAAGACATGCGTCGTGCTTGCCGTATTCTACATCGCAGTCTTAATAACATTTTGGATTACCAAGACTTCCTGAGTATTCAATCTAAACTAAGCAACGATGAAATCCGTCCATTGGGTATTGGTATCACTAACCTAGCATACTGGCATGCCAAACGCAACTTGAAGTATGGTGAAAAGGATGCTCTACACGAAGTCAAAGCATGGAGTGAACACCAAGCATTTTATCTAACTGAAGCCAGTGTTGAACTTGCCAAAGAACGCGGCAAGTGCCTAGGCAGTGATCACACACGTTATGGACAAGGTGTATTTCCGTGGGAACTCCGTGCCAATGGCGTTAATGAGCTTGCAGACTTTACGCCTGAACTTGATTGGGGAACTTTACGAGCTCAAATGAAAGAACACGGTGTTCGTAATGCTACACAAATGGCAGTTGCTCCTGTTGAATCAAGCAGTGTTGTTATTAACAGCACCAATGGTATTGAAATGCCCATGAGTTTGATCAGTGTAAAAGAATCCAAAGCAGGATCATTTGTACAAGTTGTTCCTGAATATCACAAACTAAAGAACAAGTATCAATTGATGTGGGAACAAAAAGATTGTGATGGTTATCTAAAAACAGCCGCAGTGATTGCAGCGTATGTTGATCAATCAATCAGTACCAATACATTCTACAATCCTGCACATTTCCCAGATCGTAAAGTTCCTACCACGTTGATTGCTAAAAATCTAATGCAATCACATGCGTGGGGCCTCAAGACCTTTTATTATAGCCTCGTGAATAAACAGGGTTCAAAAGCAGATGCAGAAGAAGCACCTGCCATGTTAGAAGCTATTGATTTTGACAACGAAGAAGATTGCGAAAGCTGCAAACTTTAATAACAACAGAAATATAAAAATGTCCACAGCACAATACAACCTATCAACCAAAACAGACTATTTGAGTCGCAAGATGTTCCTGGATCCTGCAGGTCCAGTTACTATCCAACGCTTTGAAGAAGTCAAATATAAAAAGATTGCAGACTTTGAAGCAACAGCACGTGGCTTCTTCTGGCAACCTGAAGAGATTAGTCTAAGCAAGGATGCCAATGACTTTAAAGAAGCCAGCGATGCAGTCAAACACATCTTTACCAGCAACCTGCTACGGCAAACGGCATTAGACAGTTTGCAAGGACGTGGTCCCACACAAGTATTCACTCCTGTTTGCAGCCTGCCAGAAGTAGAAGCATTGATGTACAACTGGGGCTTCTTTGAAACCAACATCCACTCAAAGAGTTACAGTCACATTATTCGTAACATCTACAACGTGCCCAAGGATGTGTTCAATACCATTCATGACACAACAGAAATCGTAGACATGGCATCAAGTGTGGGAAAATATTATGATGACCTACATAGAATTAACTGTGCAAAAGAATTGGGTCAACCAGTAGAAGAAATTGAACATGTTCGTGCAATCTGGATGGCATTGCATGCCAGCTACGCACTAGAAGCATTCCGCTTTATGGTATCCTTTGCCACAAGTCTTGCCATGGTAGAGAACAAAATCTTCATTGGCAACGGCAATATCATCGGATTGATTCTGCAAGACGAATTGCTGCATAAAGGGTGGACAGCATATCTTATTAACCAAGTGATCAAAGAAGATAGTCGCTTTGCTGCTGCCAAAGAAGCTTGCGAAGCAGAAGTGTATCAGTTGTATATGGATGTTATCCGCGAAGAGAAAGACTGGGCTGAATATTTGTTTAAAATGGGTCCAGTGATTGGACTCAACGCCAACATTCTCAAAGACTTTGTGGATTACACAGCAGTGGGTGCGCTCAAAGACATTGGTATCAAGTATCAAGCTGCTGCACCACGCAGCACACCAATTCCATGGTTCAACAAGCATTCGGACACATCGAAGAAACAAACTGCACTGCAGGAGAACGAATCGACTAACTATGTTATTGGCATCATGAGCGAAAGTTTAGACTACGACCAATTACCAGATTTATAAGGAAAACAATGAGAGCTATAGTATGGAGCAAAGACAATTGCGCATTCTGTGATCAAGCCAAGGCTTTGTTAACACAGCGTAATATTGCATTTGAAGAAAAAAAGATTGGGCATGGCTTTACTAGAGAGGATCTGTTAGAAGCAGTCCCTTCGGCAAGAACAGTCCCGCAAATTTTCGTGAACAATAACCACATCGGCGGGTTCACAGAACTAAGAAAATACATCGAAGAAACCGCTGGCGGATACGGAGATTAAAATGTCAGAATTTACATCAGATTGGTTCACTTATGCCATTGATAATTTTAAATTGGTCAAGACTGCATTCATGGGGGATCGGAATCTTCAGCCAGGTTATATTAACAATATATTAGAAATTGGCAGTCACGAAGGCCGTAGCTCGTGTTGGATGTTAGAAAACATGCTTTCGGATTCAGGAACACTCATATGTATTGATCCGTTTGCTAATGATCATATCAATCCTTTTAGAGATGAAAGTTACGAAATGGATGAGGAAGTATTTGCTCGATTCCAAGCCAACGTAACTAAATCAAAAAAACCGCAACAAACAGTAAATGTCATGAAAGGGGCCAGCTACTATGCATTGGCCGATCTCATAGCCCATCGAAAAACATTTGATTTTATATATGTAGATGGCAATCATCAAGCAGATGCTACATTAGCCGATGCTTGTATGTGTTTTGGATTACTCAATCCTGGCGGCTTCATGTTGTTTGATGACTACCTGTGGGATCATTTACCAAATGTGTTAGACAGAGGAAAAATGTCAATTGATGCATTTGTAAACATGTTCCTGCCCAACATCAATATATCCAGCATAGGTTATCAATTTTTAATACAAAAGAAAGCGTAAATCATGTTAATAGACAAAGGCGTTAGCGCAGGCGAAGTGGTCACACTCAAACTCACATCAGGTGAGGAATTGGTAGCAAGACTCAATGAGGAAACAGCTACACATTATAAACTATCAAAACCTATGGTGATTGCCATGGGTGCCAAAGGTCCAGGACTCATGCCATACTTGTTTACAGTAGCACCGGACAAGGACATCAATCTAAGCAAAACCACAGTGACTGTGGCAGTGGCCAGCGATAAATCATTTGCTGACCAATACATGCAAAGCACTACCAATATCCAGTTAGTCTGATACGAATTTTTGCTCCCATAAATAAAACATGGGACATAGATTTGTAATCATGCGTCGTGATGTTATTGAAGTATACGATTGCTATGACGATATCCCAGATGACCTAGACCATGTGATAGAATTTCTTCCGGAGATCCCTCCAGAGCCGCATACTCGACAGCAGCACGAGGAAATTGATTCATGGCTAGGTCTCTTTAATAGACTTATGGAGAAGGCGTATGCGACCAGTAGCAAGATTGGGTGATAAAGGAGTTCCACATTGTAGTGGATTTAGTATTGCGCAAGGCAGTCCCACAGTATTTGTAAACGGAAAGCCTGCATCTAGACTTGGGGATCTTAGCACTCCTCATTTGCGGCCAGGTACTCCGTGCAAGCCACACGTGGCTTCGATTTCAAGTGGAAGTCCTACAGTATTTGTAAACGGCAAACCACTGGCAAGAGTTGGCGATGGACTTGCTGGCTGCACAGCAGTGGCTACTGGTAGTTCAGATGTATTTTCAGGATAAGCAATGGCCATTGGTATTTTAACTCCCTTACAAATGATTGCTGGTGCCACACTGAGCAATAACGGTGGCATTAAACTTGCCAACACCTGGACCAACAGTGTAAATTCATACACAGGTACAACATTACTCACACCTTTCTTTGCCGCAGTAGCTAATTCAGCTGCTGCTAATATCAGTGTTAACACACTGGCCAACATGTTTACATTTTGTTCGGCCACAGTTCCTGCCCTGGCTGACAATACTCCTGCAGCCTATTTTAATTTGGGGATCAACATCTCTTCAGGATTCACTGGAGTGATTACTGCACAAGGCACAAAAGATCTTGGCAGCGGCAATGTCACGGTGTTTGCACAAGTATTTTCGGCAGCACAAGGATATGTGTCTGCCACAAATAATTATATCAATACCAGTATCAACAGCCAGACTTATCTAGGATCAACTTTTACCACAATGAACAGTTTGATCACTGGAAATCTAAGTGATGTGAACCTGGCCATGAGAGCATTTGGTACTGATCTAGCAGCATTGGGACAATTGATTGATCTTGATAATCTTGGAAATTTTGGATCACCTGCTGCATTGTTACAACGGTTATCTTCATTGACCAATGTCACACCAGGTGTAAGCAATGCATTAATACAAGCAGGACTCAATCAGGCCAATATTGATGACATAGTGAATCCAAATGTCAATGTCAATGATAATTTGCAACGACTGGCATATCAGGGCATGTTGAATGTCACAGGTACAGAATTGGAGCAGGTTTTGGTTGTGTTCGGGGTGTTAACTCCAAATATTAATACCATGGCTGACTTGTTGAATCCTGTTAAAATTTTCCCCAACAGTTATCCAAGCCTTACAGTATCAACTTACAATCAAGATACATCAACTGTGCTTCGGGCCATTTATGATAACAATCAAGGTGCAGTAAATTCAAAACTATTGATTTACTTGCCACGCTATGTGTTGATACTTGGTGGTAGCAATATGATCACATATCAACGATTGAGTTTGATCATACCCCCAGACCAAGCATTAGCTTGCAAAGCAATTCAAGTCAGTTTGCAGCAGATTAAAAATATCAACAACATGAGCCTAGCACAGTTGGCAACTGCATTTATTAACATGCAGACCACTCGAGATCTTGATCTCATAAGTTCATTGACCACAGCAGTTCCGCCATCGGTAGCAGCATTTTATGCCAACACGTATGCAACTGGCACTGGCCCTGATGGAACTTTGGTCATAACTGATCTGTTGGGTGCAGCAGTTGGTGTACCGTTTACTAGTGATCTTACCAATGTTACTACTACTATCAACAGTATGACTTCGGCTGGTATCTTGATCACGTTAACTGGTACCTATGTGCAAATGCAAAACACAGTAAATGGTGTATATGATATGGGCAACACGGTAGTAATTCCGTCTGGGCCGGCAGCAGGCACGTATGGAAATGCTGATGCTGCGTTAAATGCATTGATCATTGTGGCGGCCAGCGAGGTTGCCGGAATTGAAAGTGCATACCCTGCACAAGCGTCGGTATTAAACAGCAATTTTATTTCTATGGCTGCTAATCTCAACACAGAGATTAACAATCTTTCGTTGGCCAGTATAGACATAGCCAATTTGGATCCCAATGGCCGTGGACCGATTATGAGTTTTGTGCAGAATTTACCCGATTATGGAATTAATACAGAACAGAATGGTCCAGCGCAGTTTCTTGAATCCGTTGCTAATCTCAACACACAAGGTGGACAGGCCATTGTGGCCTGCTTGAGAGAAGGTAAAAATGTATCTGTGTTAGATGGTGCTGGTGCCGGGCAAGACACAGTGATTCCTAGTACACCTAGCGCAGTTCCTCCTCGTGCAATCTTGATTCCGAGCACATATTCTGAGGCAGAAGCAGCCAATTTAGTTGTAAAATAGCAATTGTGATGCTATAGTAGCTAAGTAAGAGTGTGCCATTTGGTACATAACAACAACTTTTTAAAAGGAAAACTTCATGAAGAAATATGCTTTACTACTGGCCCTGGCATTGGCCGCAGGTTTTGCTCAAGCACAAACCACCCCTCAAGTCAGCGTCTATGGCAAAGTGCGTGAGTATCAAGAATCTTATACTTTGGGTACAGCTAGCGCATTGACACGTTTGACCAATGATTCCAGTCGCCTGGGATTCAAAGCCTCAGCCGATGTTGGCAACGGTATCACTGCTAGTGCTGTGATCGAAACTGGTGTTGCATTGGACGCACCCAGCGCCACCACACTTGGTGATCGCGTTTCTGTGTTCAGTTTGAGCAACAGCTTGGGTTCCGTTGGTGTAGGCCGCGACAAGCACTCAGTGACTCGTGTGTTGGATAACTATGATGCATTGGAAAATGCGTATGGTACATTCGCAACCACAATCCACAGCGCACAAGGTAGCCGTTTGCAAAACGCAGTATTTGTCAGCACAGCAACTGTGGCCGGATTCAAAGGTAACTACGTGATGGCCAATAGCGAAACCGCTGGTGTGACCAATGTACAAACTGCCAGCATTGATTATGCAGCAGGCCCATTTGCTGCCACCTTGGCACGTTACGACAGCAGCACAAACAGCCAAAGCACTATCGTTGGTGCCAAGTACACCTTGGCTGCTACAGGTACCACAGTGTTTGGAATGTATAGCGATGACACAGTGTCAGGTGTGAGTACCACAGGTAAGAGCGTGGGTGTTCGTCAAGCAGTTGGTCCACGTGTTACAGCGTTGGCCAGCTACGGCGAAACCAATGCTGGCGTAACTGCCAAGGCTGTTGGTGTGGCGTATTCAATGAGCAAGGCACTGACTGTGCATGGTCGTTGGAGTTCTACTGACGCTGCAACAGATGTCACACAATATGGCGTTGGTGTGGAATACAACTTCTAAATTGCCAACTGTAGTTTGCGACATTTTGTCGCAAAATAACCACAAAAACCCTGCCCTGTGCAGGGTTTTTTGTTGTAAAAATACCATAATTATTTTGGTTGACCAGAATTGCAAGATCGGCTATAATACATACATAAACAGCAACATACCGGAGCACATGATGGACCAGACACTTAAAGTAATCCCCAGCGTTGGCGAAGCAGGGTTTGACACTGAAGCTAGCCCGGGCAACGGACCATTTTATGTCAGGCTGTATGATGGGTCCTATGATGTCTGCGGCTTTGACACCATTGATGAAGCCTATGCAGAACTGTTAGATATCTCAACCGAAGTTGGTAAAATCGGTTGACCGGTATTGAGTTTTCGGTTATAATACATACATCGCAACAAGGAACACACTATGATCGCACTAGACAACATTGAAAGCATCCATAACACCGCAACAGCCGCAGCCCGCAAGACTACTGAAGACTTTCTTGCCAAACACGGTGATCGCGATGCTTGCGGATTTGCTTGGGTCACGGTCTACGAAAAAGGATCCACCAAGTTGGGCCGTGCGCTGAAAGCCGTAGGCTTCAAGCCAGCATACGGTGGTGGCCTTCAACTATGGAACCCAAGTGGCAGCTGGACCCAATGCATCACAGCCAAGGAAGAAGGTGCCCGCGCCTACGCTGATGTGCTACGCAAGTTCGGTATCGAGCAGGCCTACGCAGGAAGCCGAGTAGACTAAGAATTGGTTGACTGGTATTTCCCAAACTGCTATAATTAACATATAGACAGCAACACACAGGAGCACAAAATGGGATACATGGATTGGAAAGCATCAGCAAAGATCGAAGACATGGTTGGCAAGGTGTTCACTCGCGTGACAGGTGGAGTGGGCGAGGGCGCGATGGTGTTTGAGAACGCAACCGAACGCTTTGTGTTCTTCCACTCACAAGACTGTTGCGAGTCCGTGGACATCAACGACATTGCGGGTGACCTGGAGGACCTGGTTGGTGAGCCTTTGTGGATCGCTGTAGAAGTGTCAGGTGCTACTGAGCCAGACGAAGAGCACTACGAATCCTACACCTATACCTTCTACAAGTTCGCTACCCGCAAGGGCTATGTGGACGTTCGTTGGTTGGGAGAGTCAAATGGATACTACTCCGAAGGTGTAAGCCTGGGACGCGAGCTGGTTGACTGATCTTGAGGTTTCGGTTATAATACATTTTTAATTTAACTTAGGAGTTTTTATGTCTTACACTTTCGCTGGTACTTCTGTTCTCAAAGGTGTTCTCAAAGTTCGTTTTGCCAACTCAGAGGCTCGTGCTAAACAACTGGCCAAGCTGGGCGATACTGATGTGAACATTGTGCCGCTGCCGTCCACCATGGACAAGGCAGGCGCAGTTGCATATCTGTTGGGACTGGCAGGGTTTGCTGACACTGATGCTGTGCGTGAAGCACTGCAAGCAGAAGTGGCTGTGAAGACTCGCCCTGCAAAGGCTGCAAAGACTGTGAAGCAGAAAGTTTCCAAGACTGTGACAATCAAGGCTCGTCCTACCATGGATTCCATCCGGGCCAAAGCGGCTAAGGCTCGCGCCGCAGCAGCCGAAGTGGTTGTAACTGAAGCAGAAGTTGACAGCCTAATGATGGCTGTGTTTGGTACCAAATAATCAACGTCCACAGGGCAGGTGCAATGCCTGCCCGCCTTTACTATAAGGAATAGTCATGTCAGGTTGGCTTGCAATTCAAAAAATTCGTAAATTGGAACAAACAGCAGACAGCCTCGGAATGAAGTTTGCTGCAACCAAGTATGAAAACAAGTATGGAGAACTTGTATCATTGATTCCGAAAGACGCTGACTCATTGCCTATCTACTGTCGTGATGCAGAATTGTTTTCTGGGTCATTGGAAGCTGCTGACTATTTCATGCGTGGTATTGAATGGGCACGTGATTATGATCGCATGGTTATCGCCAAGGACACTGACAAGAAGCGTGACCGCAAAGAACAAGATGAGCGCAATCGTATTCTACTGCGCACACTCAAAGATGGCGTAATGCCCTCTCTAGTGCAAACATAACATGGCCAAGTTTACATTTTACTGCCGAGTGGATAGAGACTATCCTGAACGAGAAATTAAGGCAGGTGTCTATGCATATAGATCCGAGCACGATCACCGTCGGTGCCAGCGGTTCGCCAGCGTGTACGCACCACTTATTCGGAATAGTAACAAAGTTTGGCGCCTGGGCCCACGCGGTGGTGTAAAGATTATCAAAAATCGCGATATTGGTAGTTATGGATATGTAACCACCAACGAAGAACAGATGAAAGAATTTGTCTGGATTAAATTACAAGCTCAAGCAGTATAAGGAGAAACACATGGGACTAGATATGTATGCGTATGCAGCCACACAAGCAAACGACAGTGCCACGCAAGGCAAATTGGTACAGCGTGAGATTGCATACTGGCGTAAGCATCCTAATCTGCATGGATGGATGCATCAACTGTGGGAACACAAAGGCTGTCCAAACGGCCATCCTGAAGATCAATTTAATGGTACCGAACTAGAACTCACCTGGGAAGACCTTGAAGAACTTGAACGTGCAGTCACACACAAACAGTTGCCTGCCACTAATGGATTCTTCTTTGGCAACGACAGTGACGATCACTATCGCGAACACGATTTGAAATTTGTGCGTGAAGCCAAAGCTGAAATATTCACTGGCCTAAAAGTATTCTACAACAGCTCATGGTAAAGACAGTATTTTACGAAAAGATAGGACGCAAGTATACGCCTGTGCGTGAATACGATAGCCTTCTTATGGAATCGTTTCCTAAAGGTGCTCATCTTGTGATAACACATCCAGGTGGGCGCAGCACTCGTTACAATATTGATCCCAACTATGCTGGATTGATTGCTGCCAGTCAAGTGGCCGAAAATGTTATGACCAAAGCCATGCAGATGGCTAGCGAGTTGAAACCACGGCAAACCCCGATCACGCCTGCTCAACAACGAGCTTGGAAGAAACTGGCTAAAGAGTTTGGTGACGAACTTTGCACACTGCAAGGACCCAGCGCACACGATATTGCACAGGCAGGAATCAATGCTTTACTTTCAGAAGCAGATGTGCTATACTCTAATCCAGCAGTACGTGATGCCTACGAAAAGTTTCTATTCGTATGTGCATTAACCAAACAGAAAGCAGAGTAAATAATGATTTATGAACCACTTGCACCATACACCATCGACGATGATCGTTTCAAAGGCAATATGTCCTCAGGTTGGATAACAGATCTCAACAGTTCCGACAGTCGCATCCACAAAGAAAAAGTGATTGAAAAAGCCTTGATGGCTGCAAAATTGGGCAGTGCCGACGCACAGTCTTTTTTGTTCAATTGCTATCAAGCATACAATCCTTTCTATACCTTCCATGTGAAACAAGTTCCGGAGACTCAAGGTCTTACAGGACGTGATAATCCCTGGCCAATGTTTTGGGGCTTGTTGGAAAGCCTGCGCACCCGTTCCAGCACAGGACATGCAGCCCGTGACTTCATGACTCGTGTGAGTGAAGAATTTGATAGTGAAGAATGGAACACAATCTGTGCGCCGGTGATACGCAAAGACCTGCGCTGTGGCATCAGTGAAAAGACATTGAACAAGGTGCTGGGCAACACACAATATCGTATTCCTGTGTTCTCATGCCAGCTGGCACAAGACTCTACAGATCGTCCGGCCAAGATGAAAGGAATCAAACGCCTGGAAGTCAAACTGGATGGCGTGCGAGTAATTGCTGTGGTCACCCAAGGTGGTTGTACATTGTACAGTCGCAACGGTAAACAGTTTGCAAACTTTCCACAGATTGCCGACGCTGTGATGGAATCACGTGCAGCACTAATAGCAAACTCTTCGCTGAAAGGCAGCTTCATCCTGGATGGTGAAGTGGTAGGAGAAAGTTTCCAAAAGCTCATGCGTCAAGCACATCGTAAGAGCAATGTCGAGACGTCCGACACGGTATATCACATCTTTGATGCCATGCCGTTGAACGAGTTTATGGAAGGGCATTGCAATGCCAATCAAGCACGACGGCTTGAATGGTTGGAACACAGTCGAGATCGACTGATGGCCACAGACTGTTTACGCATCATGCAAGGCATTGACGTGGATTTAGACACTGCGGAAGGACATGACGTGATGAATCGTTATGCACAGGATGCAGTAAAGGATGGGTTTGAAGGCATCATGATCAAAGATCTGTCTGCACCTTATGAATGCAAACGATCCAGCTTCTGGATGAAATGGAAACCCACCATCACTGTGGATCTCAATATCGTGGGATTCGAAGAAGGAACTGGTCGCAATGCTGGCCGGTTAGGTGCTATAGTATGTGAAGGAGTTGATAATGACAGAAACATCAGAGTTAATGTTGGTAGCGGTTTGTCTGACAGCGATCGTGATGAGTATTGGGCTTCCCGGGATCAGTTACTTGGTCACGTGGTTGAAGTTGAAGCGGACGCAGTTACGCAAAACCAAGACGGAACATACAGTCTCCGATTCCCAAGATTCATGAGATTCCGTGGTTTTGACGCAGGAGATAAACTATGAGCAAATTTAAAACCGTATACACAGAAGTTGAAGTTGATGTAGACATTAGTGAGTTTGAAACCGAGGATCTACTAGACGAACTAGAAGCACGTGGTCGACTGCCAGCTGATGCCGATGAGGATGCTAAAGCATTAATTGAAAAAATCTGGATGAAGCGTAGATTGGGCAAAGACAACTATCAAGAAGAATTGGGTCAGTTGATCTATCAAGTGCTCGGGCATGTGGTATGATTGATCTAAACTTTTCAATTGAATATCCCTTTAGCAATCGCTTTAAAATGCTAGCGTCAACTAGCAAACGGTTGACCAGGCATAAAGCAGTTGAAGCTAGTGCATATAAAACCACAAACATTATCACGCTGTCACTCAGTTACTGTATCAGACAGGATCATGCAGGCTTACGCATAGTGCTTGGACTGATTGGGTACGAATGCCAATTGCACATTTACGATACTCGTCACTGGAACGACGAAACCAACAGTTGGGCAACGTATGATCATTTATCTTAATTGGTTTTTGTTTTTAACAGCCCTGATAGGATGAGGCTGGTTGGTGTTTGAAGAACACATGACCGCAGCTGAATTCCGTAAGGAATGCTGTGCAGTTGGTGAGCATCAATATACCAAACCCATGCGATGGTTGAGCTTGCCCAAGCCCAATGCACCAAGCGTATGGATGGTCTCGCAGCATTGTGCTCATTGTGGTAATTACAAAACTTGGATAGAAAATGATTAACAACATTGATGACAGGATTACCTGCCCGGCTTGTGCCAAGGAAATAAGTGTTCTAGCACGACGTTGCCCTCATTGCACAACTGCAATCGAAACAGTGGCTGTGTATAGTATTGCACCCCACACTCCCATGGCCAAGATCGTTGGATTTTTGTTCGGCCTGGCAGTTAGTATCATGGGAGGTGTGCTAGGCGCACATTTTGATATCAGTATAGTAACCACAGTGATTGTGTGTATAGTGTCTGGTATAGGAGTTGAGTGGTTGATCAGCAGGCACGGATTAGGTAGAACACTGGTAACCACAATAGGTGACAATCAAACCAGTATTAAACAACGATAACTTAGGAGTAAAATATGGCAACAGCAAAAACAGTAAACAAACTCAGCGACAAGCTGGTCAAAGTGAATGATAACTTCTCAATCAACATGTACGACAACGGATTCATGGTTGAAATTGGTGGCCGCAACAAGAAAACTGATTACGTCAACGCCAAGATCTTATGTAACACACTGGAAGAAGTGCAGGCATTGGTAGCAGAAGCATGTGTTATGGAACGTGACAGCTAGGTCATGAATTCGCCTAATGTCGGACTCTATATAAATTACGAAACCAGTCATTTATTAGAAAATCAATTTTCTCCAAATTGTAAAATATATCGAGATTATCTTGACGATCAAGATCGTGATGTATTTTTAAAATCCACACATGATCAATACATTGCAGTTTTGACCATGTTTCCCTTTCATGACGGATGGGCAGATCAAATTAACCCATTGATTGCTCGTTGTGATCATGTGTTTATAATCTGCACAGAAGTTTTACTTCCTATTGTTGATTTTATCCAAGCTCATGATCATCACAACATCACTTATTATCTTTGTGGACATTTGAATTTTGAATTAAAACACAGTGCTGTACATCAGTACATGTATTGGTTTGATAACACTACAGATTTTTATCGTAACTGGCTTCCTGAACTGTTGCATAGACTACATCCGTTCGACACAAAAAGATCGAGTTTTGATATCTTATTAGGATCTCGACGAGAGCACAGAAATTTCATATTTGAGCAGGCAATAAAAAATCCCGCATCTTACGTTCTGACATATTTTAAAAATCTATTAAGTTGGAGACTGTTACAGCAATCTGAATGGGAACAGCAAGGAGTCAAGATAAATCAAACTCCAAGTATCACAGTGGAGAAAGTTGAGTATTACGGACGTGAAATTAGTCTAAGTCAAATTATTCCGTTTAAGATTTATAATCAAACTGCATACTCTGTGGTTGCAGAAAGTGCTATACAAAATCACTTTTCACTGTTTTCAGAAAAAGTAGTCAAACCAATAATGGCACGTAGATTGTTTGTGATGTTTAGTGGAAAGGGATATCTAGCCAATTTAAGAAAATTAGGATTTCAAACATTTGGTAACATCATCGACGAAAGTTATGATGACTTGGATAACAACACTGAGAGATGGCAACATGCATGGGATCAAGTTGAGTGGTTAAATCAACAATCACAAGAACTTGTACTAGAAAAGATACGTCCAATTGTGGAACATAATTTTTCAGTTATGATGAATACAGATTGGTATGGAATATTTAGACAACAATTAACGCAGGACTTTATTAATAATTTAATTACTACAGGAAAACAAAATGCTTAGAAATCCACGTGACCTAACCAACGAAGAAATTGAAGAATGCATTGACGGTAGCAGCGATGTCGGCATGATACGTGAAATTATCTCCATGGAAGATGTGTACAATGAAGATAGCACACACTTGCATGAAGAAAACTTTGCCACACGTTTTGCTTATGCAATCGAAGGCTTTATTGATGCAGATCCAGAAACCGAAGCCTGGTCCGAAGCATGGGATAACAACTACGAATGGGGCCTAAGCATTGCTGAAAATATCAATGATGTGTTGACCGTAGATGTTGACAGCACCGATTGAAACTGCTATAATTACTATGCATGGGCAAGGAGGTAGAGTAGCTCAATGGTGCTTGCGGGATAGATCTCTAACCCGGGCCTGCAGGCATCCGTGGCATGTGAGCGTAAGTCTTTAAGGTTGCGACTAAGACCTCGATTGAAAAATCAAAACCAGGCTGGTACCCTGGGAGTATGCCAAGAGGAATAATCTGGAAAGGATATGTAAATGTCTATTGAAGTTGGGATCTCTGCGTCGAGCATGTCCGAATCACTCAATTCGCTTAAAGTAACGCCCTTGCCCATGCACCGTATTTTTGTGGAGATTGGCAGTACCGAGATTTGGTACAAGATCATTGCCGAAGCCAATCGTGAATTTGGTATTCGCGGCTGGAGCGGACAATCGGGTACCAAACGTCGGCTAGATCGTCAGAATCACATGTGGCCGTCTGCACTCAAAACCACCATACGTGTGTGGTTTGACGTGCCTGATGAAAAGTTTGCCACTTGGATTGCTATAAAGTATCCAGTAACTGTTCTAGCACCACCGGCAACCAAAATATGAAACTATATGAATCTTTTGTAAAATTTGACCACGTTAACAAAAGCTATGATGGCAAAACTCTGGTGGTACAAGATCTATCTCTTGACGTTCGGCCAGGAGAATTTCTAACCTTGCTGGGCCCGTCAGGGTCGGGTAAAACCACTGCATTGATGATGCTGGCTGGATTTGAAAATCCCACCGCCGGTGAGATATATCTCAATGGTAATCCTATTGTACACATTGCGCCCGAGCATCGGAATATTGGCATGGTGTTTCAGAACTATGCCTTGTTTCCGCACATGACTGTGGCTGAGAATATAAGATTTCCATTAAAGGTACGTGGTATAGTAGGCAACACCGCTAATGATAAAATTACTGCTATATTGAGCAAGGTAGGACTAACAGGGTTTGAGAATCGTCGGCCATCACAACTATCTGGTGGACAACAACAACGAGTGGCAGTGGCACGAGCATTGGTGTTTGATCCGCAATTGGTATTGATGGATGAACCATTGTCATCCCTGGACAAACAATTACGAGAACAATTGCAATATGAGATCAAAAATCTACATAGAGCAACAGGTATCACGTTTGTGTATGTGACACATGATCAAACTGAAGCAATGTACATGTCAGATCGCGTGGCAGTATTTCATCAAGGACGTATACAGCAAATTGGCACACCATCTCAATTGTATGAATCCCCGGCCAATATGTTTGTGGCACAGTTCATTGGCGAAAATAACATTATAAAATCTTTCAATAATCTACACAATGTTTGTGTTCGCCCTGAACGAGTTCAACTCGACCCGGTTGATGCAGTTGATATACTAGTCAACGGCACTGTGCTCGATGTAACTTATCTAGGACGGTATATCCGCATACAGTTAGATTCATGTGGTCTTGACAATTTTACTGTGACCCTGGCAAATACTGGGCAACTTTTAAATTTGCAAGTTGGAAGAATAGTCAAACTAGGATGGAATTTTGCTGATTGCCGCACATTCGCTCCAGCAGAATAAATTTATGAGTTTGACTCAACATACCCGTGCGTATGCACTAATTGCGCCATTGCTGCTTTTTGTTGTTGTGAGCTTTATCCTTCCGCTTGGAATGATACTGGTCAACAGCATTTATGATCCTGTGATACCCAATGGATTACCTCGTACTGTATCCGCACTTGAAACATGGGATGGTGCCCCGACTCAAGTTCCTCCTGAGCATGTGTATGCTGCGTTGGCACAGGATCTCAAACAAGCAGTTGAACAACAAAAAATTGGTTCAATTGCCAATCGATTAAACATTGAAGAACCTGGGTTACGCACCATCCTTACTAGGACTGCAACACAACTCGATTATCAAATTACAGGCCCATGGGCACCTGCATTTGAAGCTGTTAATCCTGCATGGGCTCGCCCAGAAATTTGGGGTACAATAAGAAATCTTTCATCATCTACCCATTTGTTGTTTTTCTTGTCTGCATTGGATTTACATCAATTGCCCGACGGGACTGTGGCAAGGAAACCTGAAGATCAACGTATCTATATCAAGATCTATCTACGCACCTTGGGAGTAGCAGCAACTGTAACTGCAATATGTATGTTGTTGGGATTTCCACTGGCGTATATGTTAGCGCACCTTAAAGAAAAAACAGCTAACATACTATTAATTTTGGTGTTGCTACCATTGTGGACGTCGCTATTGGTACGTACTACAATTTGGATGGTAATGCTGCAAAAAGAAGGAATAGTAAATTGGCTGTTACAACGTTTGGACATTATCTCTAGCCCAATGCAGTTGATATTTAATCAAAGTGGAGTTATAATTGCAATGACGTATATTTTATTGCCTTTTATGATTTTACCTATGTATTCAGCGATGCGGCAGATTCCTGCACAGTATGTGAATGCAGCACGATCATTAGGAGCCAGTTCAGCAACTGCGTTTTTTCGTGTGTACTTGCCACAATGCATGACTGGTGTTGGTGCCGGTATGCTATTGGTATTTGTTCTTTCTTTAGGATACTATATAACACCTGATCTGATAGGCGGGTCCACAGAACAAATGATCAGTTATTTTATAGCAGACAACATAGGCCGGTCCCTAAATTGGGGGCTAGCATCAGCCCTGTCTGTTATTTTACTTGCTGCTGTGTTACCGTTGTATGTGGTATATGATCGTGTGATTAGTAACAATAGATTTAAAATTCAATAAACTATATCATGCAAATTGTTGGAAAAATTTTACTTTATTTGATTGCTGCTGCGGTGTTGTTATTCTTGATTGCACCAATCCTACTAGTAATGCCATTGGCATTTACTCAATCGTCATATTTCCAGTTTCCAATTGAAGCATACAGTCTACGCTGGTTTGAAGAATTATTTAGTAGTCCAATTTGGTTACATGCCATATACAACAGCATTGTGATTGCATTGATGTCTACATTACTAGCAGTATCTTTGGGCACATTGGCTGCAATGGGACTAAATCATAATGACTTGCCGGGCAAACGTTTTGTCATGGCAGTTTTAATCTCACCAATGATTGTGCCAGTTGTGGTGCTGGCAGTTGGATCTTACTTTTTTTATTCTAAATTGGGCATTGCTAACAATTTATTGAGTATTGTGTTGATTCATGCAGTGTTAGGCATGCCATTTGTGGTGATCACCGTAACTGCTGCACTGGCTGGATTTGACATGAAACAAGTGTGGGCTGCACGTGGGTTAGGGGCATCTGCCTGGCAGGCTTTTTGTTATGTAATGTTTCCGGCAATTTGGCCAGGTGTGGTATCTGGTGCTCTATTTGCATTTGTTATGTCCTTTGACGAAGTAATTGCAGTATTGTTTTTGGGCGGGCCTGAGCAAACTACATTACCAAGACAGATGTGGGAAGGACTTCGTGAGCAACTGTCGCCGACTATTCTTTCAGCTGCGTTCGTGATAATTTCTATAACCACAATTATATTGCTGCTAGAAACACTACGCCATCACAGAACTGTAAAGTACACAGTCACTGTGCCATTATTACCTGGTAAATAATCTTATGTTTCTTAGTCTCATTACTTTAGCTGTGGCATTGAGCCTTAGCGTTATTGCTGCATATTACAGCATTGCTGGCCTGGCTGCTATATTTGCAGCGGCTGTGGTACCCATCATGATCATGGGATCTGTGCTGGAATTGGCCAAAGTTGTGGTCACATTGTGGCTGCATGAATACTGGTCACGCTGCCGCTGGTTGATGAAATTATATCTAGTACCGGCTGTGGGCATGTTGATGTTGATAACGTCAATGGGTATCTTTGGATTCCTATCAAAAGCACACAGCGATCAAAGTCTAGTATCAGGTGACGTGATAGCAAAGATTGCTGTGTATGATGAAAAAATCAAGACTGAAAAGGAAAACATAGATGTTAGCCGTAAATCCCTTAAACAAATGGATGAAGCTGTGGACCAAGTTATGGGTCGTAGCTCAGACGAAAAAGGTGCAGACAAAGCTGTGGCTGTGCGCCGTGGCCAACAAAAGGAGCGTCAGCGCCTGCTTGCGGAAATTTCTGAAAGCCAAACACGCATTTCAGCACTTAACGAACAACGTGCCCCAATTGCCGCCGAAGTTCGCAAGGTTGAAGCAGAAGTAGGCCCAATCAAGTACATTGCAGCATTAATCTATGGAGACAATCCGGAGATTAATGTGTTAGAACGTTCTGTACGTTGGGTGATTATACTGCTGGTATGTGTGTTTGATCCACTGGCCATCATGATGCTGCTGTCTGCAACCGAAAGTCTCAAGTGGGCTCGTAAACCGCCAATGAAGGAAATATCCGAAGATGGGCACAAGACACCATGGTCTGAACCTGTAGTAGAAGAATATGTTAAATGGCCTGGGGGGTGTGGGCCTACTGAAACAGTAGCAGAAAAAGAATTTGATATCAATGATCATCCGTACTTGTTTACACCGCCAGGGAATCGTACTCCGCCAGGCGTAGAACCTGCCCCAATACAAGTATATCGGCCCAGCGATCCAGAACTTGATCCTTGCTATAAATGTGGTACACCATTGATGAATGCTCCGGGCATTGGTCCTTTTTGTCCAAATCGAGAATGTGATGTATCCGATGGACCATTCTTGCATGAACAGGAACCTATCAAAATCAAATATATTTCACCAACTGCTCATCTCGAAGATGAGCATGACGAAGATGAAAGTGTTGAGATCAAAAATGCCAAATCACAATGGAAAGCTGACAATCCTGGTGATACATTAAAACGCCATAGACGTTTGCTGGAAGTGGGAGTGATAGATCAACTGCCGTGGATAACGTATCTGGACAAAGCGCCCGAATCAGGGTTTGGCAACGTGCTTCCTGAACACGGAAACAAGGGCGACACATTTATGTCCACCATTGGCATTCCACATCGACTGTACAAACACAATGGATTTGAATGGATCAGAATTGACAATACTCAACAAGATAACTATACTTACGACACAGCTTATATTGATCACTTGATCAGTCAAATTGATCAAGGATTGTATGATCCTGATCAACTGAGTGACAGCGAACGTGAACAGATTGAACAACGTATAACACAACCCAAATGACCAAAGAAACATATACATCTTGCAGCTTCTGCGGCAAAAACAAAGACTCGGTAAAAAAATTAATTGTTGGAGAATACGCAGGTATCTGCAACGAGTGTGTGGATTTTTGCCAAGACTTACTCAAAGACGAGGCAGTGCCCTTGGCACCGCCTCCACCATCAGACAAGATGGATCCTGTTGCATTAAAGAATTATCTGGATCAATATGTGATCGGCCAACACGCTGCTAAAATCATGCTGGCAGTAGCCATTGTGAATCATTACAAACGCATCAGCAAGACCACAACAGAGCCTGAACTAGACAAAGCCAACATCCTGATGTTAGGACCCACCGGCTCGGGCAAGACCTTATTGGCCAAGAGTGTAGCACGATATCTTGATGTACCGTTCGCTATTGCAGATGCCACAAGCATTACAGAAGCAGGTTATGTAGGTGACGATGTGGAGAGCTTGATCAGCAGACTGTATGCAGCATCGGGCAATGACGTGGCCAAAACACAGCAAGGTATTGTGTTTGTGGACGAGATTGACAAGATTTCACGCAAAGGTGAAAGTACCAGCATCACACGGGACGTATCGGGTGAAGGTGTACAGCAAGCCTTGTTAAAAATGGTAGAAGGTACCATCTGCCGTGTGAGTGCCGGAGGCGGCCGCAAGCATCCCGGCGGTGAGATGATTGAGATTGATACCAAGAATATTTTGTTCATTGCAGGCGGTGCATTTGTAGGACTAGACAGCATTGTAAAGAATCGTGTGCAAGGCACAAGTATTGGGTTTAATGCGCGAGTAGAAGCCAACATGGATACAGATCTGGACATGACCACCCCGGACGATCTAGTGAAGTTTGGAATGATTCCAGAGTTTGTTGGGCGTTTTCCAAATTGGGTTAGTCTCAAAGAACTCTCAAAAGCAGACTTGATCCGCATCCTTACTGAAGTCAAGAACAACTACATTGAGCAGTATCATTGGTTGTTTAAAGAAGATGGCGTGGAGTTGACCTTTACAGAACCTGCACTGGACCTCATTGCTGAACACACCCTGGCCAACAAAACCGGTGCTCGTGGACTGCATTCTGAACTGGAACGCACCTTGATTCCGCACATGTTTAATCTACGTCGCTACGCAAGCACAGGTATCAAGTGTGTGGAAATTGATCCTGCACAAGTGAACAAACCAACTGCATTAACTGGTACAGACTGATGCCATGTATATCGCATTTGATCTTGTAAATCAGCAGCACTGGAATGATATTCAGGATGCATTAGATGAGTGGCAAGAAAAATACGATATACCTTTCCAAACCAAAACAGTAAAACTGGTCACACGAGTGGTGTTTGCGTCCGACGAACTTTATAGTTTTTTTGCTCTAAGCTGGAATCCACCATATGCATATCTTAAAACATATCGAATAATTGAGCCAATGAAACTTGACCACTTGTGAAATTTGCTGTATAAATACACTTGTAGATGCCCATGGTGGGGTCTACATTATTCAGTCATACTTGCTTATTAAAGGAGAAACAACATGACAAAAACTCTACACCTACGTAGTTTCGATATCCCCGCTTTCAACAAATTTGGAATTGGTTTTGACAATGTGTTTGACGATCTAATGCGGGTCACACAAACTCAAAGTTCAACCAACTATCCTCCACACAATGTGATCAAGACCGGTGACGACACAGTCACCATCGAAGTCGCTGTGGCAGGTTTTTCCGAAGGCGAAATTGATATCAGCCTGAACAAACGATTGCTTACTGTAACAGGTAACAAAAAGCGCGATGACGATGCTGACCATGAATATCTACATCGTGGCATTTCCAGCCGTGACTTCAAGCAGACATTTCCGCTTGCTGAGCACGTGGAAGTGAATGGTGCAGCTATCAAGGATGGCATCTTGACTGTGTACTTGGAACGTAAAGTTCCTGAATCAGCCAAGCCGAAGAGTATTGCAATCACATACACTTCGTAGTATAATTGTGTAAATACAGTGGCAGGAATCACCCTGCCACTCCAAGAGGAACCATATGTCAAACGCAGAAGCAGCAACTATTACCAAAACTAAAAAAGCCATCAAAGAGCCGCCTCTTTATCGTGTGATCTACATCAATGATAACACTACCACAATGGAATTTGTAGTAGAAAGTCTAGTAGAGTTCTTTGACTATACCATTGACACAGCTACACAGTTGACAGTGAGCATACATGAACATGGCCAGGCTATAGTGGCAGTATTGCCGTTTGAAATTGCCGAGCAAAAAGGTTATGAAGTTAAAGAAAGCGCACGTGAGCAGGACTTTCCTTTGCAAATCAAGCTAGAGCCGGATTCCAAATAAATCAAGTTTTTACTTCAATACGTTTAGGATAGTAAGCATCTTGTCGATATGGTGTATCACCACGCCCACGACAGTTGTTTACAAATCTTATTCCTTCTACAGTTTTGTCCACATTGCCATGATAGTGGCCAAAACACCAGGTACTGATCTTGCGTTCAGTGTCATTGGTATGCACTAGATGCATGAGTCTATTGCCCATGTGATTAAACTGTACAGTATTTTCTAGTTCTATATCATGACGAATCAATTGCGCACTGGGTACAGTGTGTGTGACAATCACAATCTTTTTCACGTCATTGTGTGTTTGTAAACGTTGCACACTGTTGACCAAATACGCAACATCACGCCTGCTCATGTCACTGATTTCTTCAGGATTGATCACATGTCCGGGCATCTTTTTAGCATACCAATCAGTTATGTATTGTTTACAATCGTCTCTGTTGATATTTTCATCTAGATCATATCCCCACCATCCATTGGTTCCTAATATAGCTACACCATCAATCACACACACATTGTCTTGAAGATAGGTAACTCGATTTAACCGATTGATACTGCGGGCTAGTTCTTGATAGCTTTCGCCTATTCTGTGATAGTTGTAAGTGTGCTCATCATTGCCATCTATGTAAAACACAGCCGCATAACAGTTGGCTAGATGCTTCAAACAGTTTCTCACTATTCTAGGATCTGAGCTTATGTCTCCAGCTACCACACATACCGGGCTAGTAGGTTGGCCAGTCCAGTCAAATTCCCCAGGCCACGTCTCCAGATGTAGATCTGAAATTAAGTCGAATGTCATGCTCATGATACATATTTAAAAGGATTACACATGAACATAATATTTGGAGACTCGGCTGCACAACAAGCTCAAGAAAAATACATAGTATTAGAACTAGACACATTTCAAGTGGATCAACAACTGACCACTACCTATGCACTGGTTGAACAAGTGACATTGATGGAAATGCTTAGTTTGGATCAATTTAAAGAATTACATAGCAATCTACTGAAAGAATACCGCAAACGCAATTGGAAATATTGCGAAAATGCTATGGAGCATTTGATTGGCAAATGGAACGGTGAACTTGATACTTTTTACACAGTGTTAACAGAACGTATTCAAGAACTAAAAACGCAATCACTGCCCGATGACTGGACTGGAGTTATTTTGCGATCTGCTTAGTCTATGCTGTCTGAGTTGTCGAATTGATCTTTTCATATACTCAGATTTAAATTCTGAACTTAGTTTATTTCCAGCCCGCCAGATTTTTCTATACCGCCAAAACGTATCACCTAGATTTTCGTAACAAAAATTTACTGCTTGATTAAGATTATGCTGTAACTCTTGGCTAACTTGATTCATGAATTCATCACTGAAAAAATGTTGACGGTTATACTCCGAAATACGATTTATCTCTTGCCAGTCGGCAGCAGTTAAGTTTTGTATTTGTTGCATGGTCTTGATAATTTTTTCCATTCTCTTTATACAATCAGTTTCACCATCGTAGCTTTCATCAAATACTGAACCAAAAGTTTGAAATCCATACCGTCGCAGATAAGCCAATGCCCCCGGGCCTGCGGCCAACACAAACGGATGACCACATGCAATGGGTCGTAGTATTTTTTCTGTGAGATGAATCTTGCTAGTATCAAACACTGTTTCTAACACCACACTGATAGCTGTGGTTGTGATATCAACTGTGTCGTAATCTGCACTGGCGCTGGCAGCAGTGTTATTATCTGGGATGGCCAATAATCGGTGAGCATCTACTGCAAATTGAGGATTTTGTACTTGATAATCACAAAGATGCACACCTTGGTTATTAACATGCTGTGTGCTGATATTGCATTGATTCAATAGATCGGCATTCAACAACAATTCCATGAATTTTAATCTATATTCTCTATTGGGTGTCCAATCTCGGCAGTAAACTAAAAATGTTTTTTCTATTTGTTTGTGTTTGAGTCTAACATCATGTTGGGCAAATCTATACCAATCTCTGGCTATCATGGCATGACTCCAGTAGTACGCCGGGCAGAATCCATTTTGAGAAAATTGCTCAACGTCCTCACTGTTCCATTCACTATGCAATAATATAGTCCAATCTTTGGCATCATAAAATGCATTGAGCCATGTGGGTTTAAATTTGGGATATCGATCAAGTCGAGAATAAAATCTTAACCAGTCAGATGTTAATACTGCTAAGTTTTTGTCATTTTGATTATAGTGTTTGATCAACTTAACTAGTCGATCCATATTATGATCAAATTGGTATTCGGAAAAATTCAAAGGTTCCTGATCATAACATATCATGTCAGGAATCATTGCACTGTTATTATCGTAATTTTTAAAAATATTAAGGTCAAAAATATCTTTGCTGCCATGTGGACGGAATACATAAAGTATCACTGGACGTTGTGCTAGGCCTTCTACCCAGTGATACAGATGATCTAAAGGAATATTCATATGAAAAAAATTGGTTTTATTGGTATTGGGAAATTGGGACTGGATTGTGCCGAAGTCATGGCCGAGAAGCATGAAGTTAGAGGCTATGATATTTACCCACGTACCAGTGACTCGGTAAAAGTATGTGACATTAACGAGTTGGTTAACGAAAGCGAATGGATCTTCATTGCTGTACCTACTCCGCATGCAGAAGGATACGATGGTTCTGTACCTAGCAGCCACATGGAACCTAGAGATTTTGGGCACGATGCAGTGATCGACGCTATTCACAAAATCAATCAGCATGCCCGTGGTCCTAAGAAAGTGGTATTGATCAGCACAGTATTGCCTGGCACCACCCGCAGCAAGTTTATTACACTGTTGGATCCGGTGCATCAGTTCTTGTATAACCCATATCTCATTGCCATGGGATCAGTTAAATGGGACATGGTCAATCCTGAAATGATAATGATTGGAACTGAAGACGGCAGTTTAACTGGTGTTGCGTCTGAACTCAAAGTATTATATGACACAGTGATGCAGAACAATCCACGTTACGAAATTGGTACGTGGGATGAATGCGAAGCTATTAAAATCTTCTACAACACATTTATTTCGGCCAAAGTAGGACTAGTAAACATGGTGCAAGACTTTGCTATGAAGATCGGGCACATCAATGTCGATGTTGTAACAGATGCATTGGCCCGCAGTACCATGCGTATCATGGGTCCAAAATACATGACAGCGGGAATGGGAGATGCAGGTGCTTGCCATCCGCGTGACAACATTGCACTACGCTGGTTGGCACAAGAATACGAAATTGGCTACGACTTATTTGATACTGTGATGCATGCTCGGGAAATACAAGCAGAAAACTTGGCAAAGTTCCTAATAGGTGAAAGTCAAGTCAATAACAACTTACCTATTGTTATTCATGGTAAAGCATACAAACCTGATGTGGCATACTGTATTGGTAGCTATTCAACCTTGGTTGGGCATTATGTTGAGAAACACGGACACAAAGTAGTATATGTTGATCCATTGGCAGATGATCCAACCGATGTAGTAGACCACATTGATGGTGCTGCAATATTCTTGTGGGCACACAACCGTAAAATCACATACGAATATACCGGTGATCAAGCTGATACACAACCTTATTGCAAAATACATATAGGCAGTGTTATTGTGGATCCTTGGCGCAAACTGTCACAGATCATGGATGGTATTGAAGTGGTCCATTATGGAAACACCCGTACAAAATAATGCCTGGGCCCGAGGGCATGTAAACCCTTGGTGGGGTCTACAGCATAGAGACCTTGGGTATATCAACGAACCATTTAATGATCGTGTGTCATTGAACAAATGGCGTGATTTGGGTTATACCCAAAGCAGATTCACTGGCGATATGTATGATATGCGTAATGCTGCGCCAGACTGGGTTGACCAATTTCAAATGATATTTCCGTTTGAACACTTTGCCTGGAGTTTTTACCGTATGCCGCCAGGATCTGTATTGCCTGCACACAGTGACACATACGATAGATTCAAATTGATACACGGTCTAGAATCCACACACTCTGTAGTACGCACTATTGTGTTTCTTGAAGATTGGGCTAGCGGTCACTATTTAGAAATGAATAGTCAACCAGTTACCAATTGGCGTGCAGGAGACTGGGTAAGCTGGCGCGATGATTTTGTGCATCTAGCGGCCAACATAGGACAAACTGATAGATATACGTTGCAACTTACCGGAACAGTATGAAGATACACAGTTTTAATGAATGGGATCCACTGCGGTCCGTGGTAGTGGGGCGTGCTGATCATGCCAATTGGCCTACAAAAGATCCTGTGTTCCGTTCAGAAAGTGAACGCACACTGTGGAAAGAAACTCCACTACCGTCGGGCCCTGTGCCCGACTGGATCATCCAGGAAGCCAATCAAGACCTTGATCAACTGGTTGGCGTTCTTAGATCATTAAATGTAGAAGTATTCCGCCCTAATGATCTTGATTTTCAAGAGCATGACGGCATGTACAACTATTGTCCTAGAGACCGATTGTTGGTGTACGGGGATACCATTGTAAATCCTGCCATGATGTATCCTTGCAGAGACATGGAAATTGAATGTTACAAAGACATTGCAGATGCTGCTGCCAACTATGTATTCATGCCTAGACATGAAGGCATGATACTGGATGCTGCCAACATAGCACGACTCAATGACAAATGGATCTTTTTAGAATCCGCATCAGGCAATCGTGCTGCATATGACTGGTTATGCAAGCAGTTTCCCACTGTGGATATTGAACTAGTAAACTTTTATGCCGGTGTACATATCGACTCAACCATAGTACCATTGCGTGAAGGTCTGGTATTGGTCAACAACAGCAGAGTCACTCCGGAAAACTTACCTCGTGTGTTAAAAGACTGGGACGTTATCTATTGTAATCATGTGGAGGAACAAGAGTTTTATCAGTATCCATATGCAAGTAAATGGATAGCATTGAATATGCTGGTGGTAAATCCACACACAGTGATTGTGGATAAAAATCAACCCATGTTGATTGATTTCTTGGAAAAAAATAAATTCACAGTGGTACCCATGCAACTGCGACACAGCAGAACACTAGGTGGTGGATTCCATTGTGTTACTCTAGACCTGCATAGAGAGCCATGAACATTGCGTGGGTATTTGCTGAAAATACATTACTGCCTCCGACCACACCGGTACAGGCCATAAAAGATCTTGCACCTATTTGGGGCAGCTGGCGTACTCAACGAGGATACAACACAGACAATGTGGTATGCTGGAATTCAGAACAAGCTGCTAAGTTAGTATCACAAGGATATGCAAAGATCTGCAATTTGTATATTCCACAAGCAGTTTATACACAGTTAAAAGAACCCAAGGGTGTGCGAGCATTTGGTGGAGAGTTTGATATTGTGGTAGATTCGGTTGACGACATTGTGGCTGTGCATTTAGTAGCCAGTGTAGCCGATGTGGTACTGATGGTTGGATTTGATCTAGAATCCAAACTTACCCCAAGTAGAATCAACTACATTGGACTGATCACCGAAGCCATACGTGCAAGCGGTAAACAATGGGTAGTGGTAGATCATCACACTGATCTTGCCGAATCCATCCAAAAACTTCCCAATATCACTAGGGATATATTGCCAAATGTGTTACAATTGCTGGGTAACAACAACGGTGAATAATTATGCATCCTCGATTTGGTTTCTGCTGCAAATGGCTCAATAACCCTGACGAAACTGGTGGAATGAAAGTCAACGCTGTTGACCGTGATATCAACGGTCGAAGTACCACAATGCGTTGGTTGCGTGAACACAAGGACGAAGCAGTACAGCGTCAGTGGGATATCATGAATCACAATGCTCGTGCAGCATTAATGATGGTCGAGCGTGTGGGTGCAATGGTCCCTGAACGTCGTATGGTTCGCCTGGGCAGTGAAATGCTACAAGGCTACACTGAACCCAGCTGGATTTCTTGGTGGCAACAGGCCGATGTGCAAGCGCATTGCGAAAAGATCTTTGCCCCTGTAGGTGAAGCTGCTCGTCGACTTGGAGTACGGCTCAGTTTCCACCCTGGACAGTTCTGTGTGCTAGCATCAGAAGCTGACGAAATTGTAGAACGCAGCATCTTGGAATTTGAATATCATGCTGACATGGCTCGATGGATGGGTTATGGTGCATCATGGCACGATCATGGATTTAAGATCAATGTACATTTGTCGGGCAAAGGCGGCCCGTCAAAGTTCCTGCGCACTCTAGGTCGACTTACACCAGAAGCCAGGAATCTAATCGCTATTGAAAATGATGAGATGACAAATGGTATCGACGTTACTTTACTTGTGGCTGAGCATTGCGCTCTTACGCTGGATATCCACCACCACTGGATCAACACCGGAGAATACATCACGCCTGCTGACCCTCGCTCGCGTCGCGTTTTGGAGTCTTGGCGTGGTACTCGTCCTGCTTTGCACTATAGTGTTAGTCGTGAAGACGTTTTGGTTGATCACAATCCCAATACTCGGCCCGACCTTGAGCAACTCCTTGCAGCTGGATACCGCAAGCAAAAGCTGCGAGCTCATAGCGACTTCATGTGGAATCATGCTGTGACTGACTGGGCTGTGACCTTTGCTGAGGAGTGGGACATGCAGGTAGAAGCTAAAGGCAAAAACTTGGCCACTGATCAACTGCACCAACATTGGCTGAGTCTGTAACATAATTGTAATATTTGAGTGAGTAAATAACTGTATCACTAACAAGGAGATCACAGTGAAAAAACTCATTACGGTATTACTCTCAGTTGTTGCATTTTGCGCAACAGCACAGGAAATCACAGGAGCCGGAGCAACATTTCCGGCTCCCCTCTATTCAAAGTGGGCTAGCGAATACAACAAATCGACCAACATTAAAATCAATTATCAATCAGTAGGATCGGGTGCAGGCATCAAACAAATTGAAGCCAAGACCGTAACATTTGGTGCAAGTGATATGCCACTCACAGATGAGAAACTAGCAGCATCGGGATTGTTTCAATTCCCCACAGCCATTGGTGGTGTTGTTCCAGTTGTTAATGTTAAAGGTATCGAGCCGGGACAAATGAAATTGTCAGGTGCTGTACTTGCAGACATCTTTCTGGGCAAGATTACCAAGTGGGATGATGCTGCTATCAAAGCATTGAATCCTACAATAGCATTGCCAAGTCAAGATATCACAGTTGTTCGCCGTGCAGATGGGTCAGGAACTACATTTATCTGGACTAACTATCTAAGCAAAGTAAGCAAAGAGTTTAAAGAAACTATCGGAGAAGGCACTGCGGTTAATTGGAAAACGGGTGCAGGCGGCAAAGGCAATGAAGGCGTTTCTGCTATGGTTAGACAACTTCCAGGATCATTGGGCTATGTTGAATACGCTTATGTAAAACAAGCCAAAATGAATTGGGTGCAGGTACAGAACGCAGCAGGCACATGGGTAGCACCAACAGAAGATGCTTTTAAAGCAGCCGCTGCTAATGCTGATTGGAACAAATCATACTTTCAGATTCTAACCAATCAAGCAGGTAAGGAAGCATGGCCTATCACTGGTGCAACTTTTATCCTGGTATACGTAAAACCCGACGATGCTGCTAAGTCTAAAACAGCATTGGCATTTTTTGATTGGGCATTTGCCAATGGTGATAAGGCAGCAGATGAGCTAGATTACGTAGCATTGCCCCTGACCGTGAAGAACAAGATTCGTGCAGACTGGAAACGGTTAACACTACAGTAAACCGACCGCAAGATTGAGCGGAGGCTGGATCTCGTAACCAGCACTAAGAGCCGAAAGGCTCTTTTTTATTGACTTTTATTTCAATAACGATATAAATAGTTTTCAAGGATGGGCATATTATGAAACAATCAAAATTGATCACAAAATTATACCGGGCCTGTGTTGCTCACGATAGTGAAGCAATTGCAAAACTTCAGAAAGAAGAGTTTCGTAAAATACGAAAACACAAAGCCCAAGGTAAACCATTTACATCCAAGTGGACTTTGGTACAGATTTAATGTAACACAACTGTAACATGATTAGTATGATTTTCTGCGTAAATACCCTATGCAGAAAACATACCGATCAATCTTTGTATCTGATGTACACCTTGGTACACGAGATAGCCAAGCTGAAAAGTTAAACAATTTTCTCAAACACAACACCTGTGATACTCTCTACCTTGTGGGGGATATCATTGATGCATGGAGAATTCAACAAAACAAATGGCGCTGGAAACAAAGCCACACCAATGTGGTACGGCGTGTGCTAGGTCATGCCAAACGTGGCACTCGTGTGGTTTATATTGCAGGCAATCATGACGAATTCTTGCGCCCAATGATACCATATGGGTTCAGCTTTGGACTGGTAGAAATACATAATCAAATTGAACATATAGGCGCAAACGGCAAACACTATCTTGTGGTACACGGAGACTTGTTTGACGGTATAACTAGACTAGCACCATGGATAGCATTTTTAGGAGACAAGGCATATGATGTCATTTTATCGTTTAATAGCAAATTTAATTGGATACGCCATCGTTTTGGTTTTGGGTACTTTAGTCTTAGTCAATATCTCAAAACAAGAGTAAAGAAAGCTGTGGACTTTATATTCCATTTTGAACGGAATCTCGCTGCCTATTGTAAGAAACGTGGGTTTGATGGTGTAATTTGTGGACACATCCATCATGCAGAGATAAAAGAGATAGACGGTATGATCTATATGAATGACGGCGACTGGGTAGAATCATGTACCGCATTAGTAGAACATCATGATGGTCGTTGGGAAATAGTTACCTGGATACTGGAGAAAGACAATGAAACTCAGTGATAAAATTACTATTGTGGTACCTTGCAAGAACGAAGAAAATTATATTCATCACCTATTGTACATGTTGCGTTCGCAGAACATTGGTGATACCAGAATCATTATTGCTGACTGTTCTACAGACAACACTAGACAAGTTATACAGGATAACAGTTGGGAATTGAATGTTGAAATAATTCAAGGTGGGCCAGTTTCTGTTGCCAAGAACAACGGAGCACGATTGGTCACCACACCATACATCTTGTTCATTGACGCTGATGTGCGTTTCTTTAAGTATGATGTGATTCGTGATGCTGTTGATAAAATTGAATCCGACAATTTAGATCTTGTGGGATTGAACATCAAATGCTATGATCAAGATGTCATAGCCAAGTTTGGATTTGCTGTGTTTAATACCATAAATCACACATTAAAATACTTCTCTCCTTTTGCAGTGGGGGCATTTATGCTAACTCGTCGAGACAGATTTGAAGAATACGGTGGGTTTCCTGAAAAGTTCTCAACATCTGAAGACTACTTCTTGTCAAGAAAATATAATCCTCGAAAGTTTAAAATTGTCAACCACTATCTTGGACAAGATTCTCGAAGATTTAAAAAGATGGGATATTTGGGAATGGCCCGATATCTTGTGACAAATTTCATCAACCGCAACAACACGCAATATTGGGATAGATTAGACTCATCTAAGTATTGGAATTAACTTACTCTAAGTCTTTTTGTGATTAAAATCCTCGATTGGTAATGACGTGCCAGGTCAACGTTATGACAGGAACAATTATCATACCAGCGCCAACAACTAGCAATAGATTCATAATCATGTTGTACATGGCTTCTCGATCTTTTTGTTTCTTATCTGCTATAGCTTTCTCAGCAGCATTACGTTCTTTCATCATGCGTAAACGTTCAGCTTGCATTTCTTCCCACACAGGAGCATTGCCACTCCAGAACAGCAGGTCTTTGAGTTCACGTTCATTATCTCGTAATGCCTTGGATGCCATGGCAATTTCCAAGGCCTTAGCACTGAGTTGTGCATCTGTTTTGCCAACGCTATCCATGCGCATCTTGCTGCTGGCAATATGCACAGCATCAGCAGATTCGTAGAATTGACTGAACTCTTTGTATAGTCCATTAACGTCTTTTCCTAATTGTATAGCTGCTTTGATGCCTTTGACTGCGCCTTGAGCCATGGCAAACGCTGTGAAGGGATCTATCACTTAGACCCTCCTGACCAATGGTTTTTCTTTAACTTCCCATTTTAAACACACACTGGGTTGATGTTGCGTGTAATCCGCACTGCCGCGCCAATGCACACACACGTATTCTTGATTTTTGTCTAGAGGTACAGATTGTGGAGAAGAGGCACTAATAGATACAGCAACCAGTGCTACAATGAGGTAAAAGGTGTGCATGAATCATGGCCGTTAGATAAAGAGCCATATTCCTTGTGCCATTAGCACAGCACCGATCAAGCCCACACCAATGCTAGCGTAGAACATGCCCATACTCACTGCTAGAATACTAGCACTCAACAAAACAATACTCAGCTGTAATGCTGATCCTGCAAAGGTCAGCCAAGGGCTGTGTTTCTTGGCCTGGTCACGTTCTTGCTCCAGCTGTCGAGCACGAGCCATGAGTTCACGTTTGCCTTCGCTAGTGACTGGGTCACTTTCGTAACGATCAATCTTGGCAGTGAGTTCTGCTACCTTCTTGACATCATTTCGTGCCAGTGCATCATCACGAGCATTTTCTGCAATGGTTTGTTTGATACTTTTGCTTTGATAAAAGTTCCAAGTATCATTGGCTCTGATTGTGTTGGTCAACACATTACTACTGATTCCATTGGCAATGTAAGTGTTTACTGCCAGCAGTGCAGCAATCACTGTGATTACCCATCCTGCTTTGTCTTTGATATGCGCTTCGCGTTCACTACGTGATTCAGCCATGGTTGCTCCTGATTGTTATTATTATTTGGGCAAAGAAAAACCCCACTTGTATTTAAGTGGGGTTTGTGGTAGAAAAAGCTGGTGTTTATTACTGTGGCTTTTTGGCTCGAGGTTTAGCAGGTGCTTTGATTGCAGCAGCCTTGACCACTGGCTTTGCTGCTTTTGCAACAGCAGGCTTCTTCACAAACGTGCGTTTTTTCTTTTCAGGCTGTGCAGGTGCTGCTACAATTTTTCCAACTGTTGCTGGATTATTGGGATGGTCGGCCCAGGCTTCTGGCGAGAGTTTGTGCAGTCCAACACAGAATCCAGTTGAGCTACGGCCACAACCACATTTTGGCGGCTCGTTGGCCGGTGTGAATGGGATTGGTATGGCGGCAATAGGTTCAGGCGAGATCAGCACAGCCACAGGGGGCGTGTTTGTTGTTTCTATAGCCGGTGATTGAAATCGGTATGGAATCGGCACAGCAACGGACGGAATATCCGGAATTGGTGTTGTAGCAGCAGGTTCAGGAACCTTGTATGGTGCAGTGGCTGCTGGTTGCCAGGTATCCACTGGCTCTGCGGGTGCAGGTTTCTTACCAGTAAAAAAGTCAATAATTTTCTTCAACATGTTGTTGTCTCCTATAAAATATTTATACAGCAAATTGTTTGGCAAAATAAATCTTCAGAATTTCGCCTAAAAATGTGCGGTCGCAGCATTTTATCATATATAATAGTACATAGGATGCTGCATAGGGCGGGTCCTATAGTCTACTTGCTTATCTAAGGAGAAACATATGTTTACAGCAGACACCATGATCGACACCATTCAAAATGGTAAAAAACAATTCGTTAAGACTTTTGTCACCAACGAAACAATGGCCACTTCAATGAATCAATTCGTTGACTCACAGGCCGAATACACAAAGAAGGCTTTCAAAGCATCCACAGATGCAGCCACAGTGCTCATGCAAGAAGCCATCAAGGTAACTAAAGATGCTTCTAAATTTGACTACGTGAAGTTCGGCGAAGGCATTATGAAAGCATATCAGACCACGCAGAAAAAAGGAGCTTGATTCTGTATGTTAAGCCAATTAGCTGAATACTTCCAAAAGATGTTTCAGAGTTCTGAAAAGCCACAAACTTACAGTTCTGAATTGGAAGCATATATTGTCAAAAACTCTCCACAAACTGCATGTGATGTGGATCAACTTACACGTCAATTTGACATGCGACAATCGGGCAAAGGGTGGATGGTATGATCAATTCAACAGTACCTTGGCCAGCCCTAGATATGTCCATAAATGATTTGTTAGACTGGGTAAAGGATACCTTTACACCATCATACCGAAAAGAAGTTGAAGCTTATCTAGCTGATTCTGTAGATGTATTTGATTTGGAACGCAGAATTCGAATTTTACAACGCAGAGGCATAGTGTAAGTCACTACTCACCCACGGTTGACCACTAATCCGGTTCGTGCTATAATAACAGCATGTACCGGATTTTTCTATGGAGATTATGATGCAACCCATGAGTTTTGTGATTGAACTACCTCGACAGCGCCGTCGTGCTGTGGAACTGTACTCACGCGACACACCATTTCGTCACCGTGTGGAGCAGAGTCGAGTGCAGTATCGTCGTCGTGCTAAACATGTAAAAAAAAGGGTCTGAAGAATGACCACGGGTATAGTTGCAGTAACAGTTTGGGTATTGGTTACAACCGCCGTTGATTCGCATGGTGGCGGTAGCGTAACATATAGTCCACCTTTGATTGACCTAAAATCGTGTGAGTTTTTGCAAAATAACTTGCCTGATAAACGCTATGTCGGTAATAGATGTATTCAAATTAATATGGCGGTGTTAAAATGAACGAACGAATTCGACAACTTGCTGAACAGGCTAATGAACTTGATTACGAAACTTTTGATGAATATAATCACAAGACCGTTCATCACTATAAGTTTGATAAAGAAAAGTTCGCCGAGTTGATTGTTCGGGAATGTATGCAAGTTTGTAAAAAGACTGAACAATACGAAGTCGGCAATCAAGATCCGGTTGAAGTTGGGTGTATACGAGCAGGTGCTGTATTCTGTCGTGAAGAGATTAGAGAACATTTTGGAGTTGAAGAATGAACGAACGAATTCTAGAACTATACGAGCAGAGTCTGCTACATAAAACTGGACATGATTATAATGGTAATCCTCTCTATGAGATTAGACAGAACCCTAAACTATTTGCCGAGTTGATTGTGCGGGAATGTGCCAACCTTCTAATGAAACCAGAGTATGTTATGAATCATCCTGAAGAACTTACCGACTACAATCGTGGTTGGGTCAACGGAAGATTGCTAGGTATTGAACATATTAAAGAACACTTCGGAGTAAAGAATGATCGAACGAATTTATCTATCTCGACGCAATCTCCTGACCCTGCTGAGCAAGCTGGATCGATTTGAGCAAGGGCAAGAAACACAATGCGCTATTATAAAATACGCAAACCCACTAGATCCATATTGCAATACTGTAGATGAAGTCATGGTGATTGCAGTGCCCGATGAAAAGTTTTATACCCAGCGATCACCAGGTGTGATGCACCCATTGGATGAACCAAAATGAACGAACAAATTTTTAAACTTGCTCAACAGGCCAATCTAATAGGTGACTGGGGTGAAGATATCACAAAAGGTAGATATTTTGTCTTTGACAACTTAAAAAGTTTAGAAAATTTCGCCGAGTTGATTATTCGAGAATGTGCTCAACTTGCCCGCGATACTGAGTTAGAAGATGTTGAAGGCGGTGATAGTGCTGTATTACGAGCCGCAAAACTTCAGATTCTAGAACATTTCGGAGTTGAAAAATGACCGATGTTGAGACTGCATTTAAAAATCATGACTGGAGTCTAAAAGGTTATGTCACTAGACCCATATTAGATAAACTGATAAAAGAAAATCCAGACACCGGCAAAGCATTATGGGAACAATATTGCCCTTGGTCTGACTCTAACGGTGGATATATCAAATGGAAAATAGGAGTTGAACAATGAAAAAAATTGAATTGGATGGCGAAATTGCAGACGGCATTGCCTTGGCAGTGCTCAAAGACCAACGTGCTTATCTCAAAAAAGAACTAGCGCAATGGAAAAAGAATCCCAAGTCGGAATACAATCCCACAGGCCATTGGCTACATCCTGACGATGTAGTTGGCAATGCTCAACTCATTGCTGCATTGGATTTGATCATTGCATACTTTGGAGGTTAACATGACTATAGACACTCGTGAAACCGTTGAAATTGATATTGAACAAGAACTGTTGTACCAGATCATGCTGCTGGCACACGAACAAGATATCACTCTAAATCAAATGATTGAACGTATTCTGCGTGAATACATTACAGAGCATGCACTTGTATAAGTAGTTGGTATGGCAACCACTATAGATACTAGCACTTGGACTCATTCACAACACTTGCATGCCAATGGCATGTTTGTTCTCATGGGGCCAATTGAGAATGATTCAGTCAAGCCAGTGATTGAGTGGATATTGCATGAGAACTTTGTAAGCAAAAAACCTCGCAAAGAATTAATTCTGAGTATTTGCAGCGAAGGCGGTGATATGAGTGCAGCCTTTGCACTGATTGATGTCATGCGTAGTTCCACAGTGGCTATCAAAACAGTAGGGTTGGGGCAAATTGCATCAGCAGGATTGTTGATATTTCTAGCAGGCACACCTGGTCGCCGCACCCTTACACCCAACACCAGTATACTGAGTCATCAATTCAGCTGGGGAAGTGACGGCAAAGTACATGAATTATTTGCCACCATGCGTGAGTTTGAACTCACGCAACAGCGTATGGTTCAGCATTATAAAGATTGCACAGGGTTAACTGATGCAGTGATCAAAGACAAACTATTGCCACCGCATGATGTTTGGTTAGATGCTAATGAAGCACTAAAGTTGAACATCTGCGATTCAATATCGCAATTACAACGTTAACGGCGTTCGCGTCCTAGAGTTGCACGATCCATTCTGGGCTCGTTGCTGGTTCTAGCTGCTCGCGCACCAGGACCGGCTAATCTAGGTTTGGCCACTGCTGCATCTAAGTCGTCGGCACTGACAGCAGCAGGAGCTTCGCCATCCAAACTATCCACTGGATCCATTGGATTAACATCTTTCTCTGTAGCACCATTCTTCATGATGGTAAAGGTAAAGTTGCCCTTGCCTCCTGTGGAGAAGTATACTTTGCTGGCATCTAAGTATACACCACTAACTGTATCGCTAGGAAACTTTGCTTCCAGCTTGCTGATGGTAATAGTGTCGGAGGTGTGAGAAGTATACGTGTACATCTGCACCAAGGCAGCATTGTTTAGTATTTCACTTGCTGCTTTGCCAAAGTTTGTGTTCTTGTTCACATAGTCTGCCACATTGTATGCAATACTAGCAGTCATGTGTTCTAGGGGAATCACACGCTTGGGATCTTTGCTCTTGCGTCGATTGTATAGTTCTTCCAGGTGAGGACTTAGAATACCTGCACCAATGATATCATCATTCGGGCCCATTTGTTTTAACTGTGGTATTTGTGCAGCTTCTTCGGGGGAGATGATGCCATATTTTACACCCAGAGTCAGCGGTGCACCAAAGTGTCCGTCCTGCTGGATGATGTTTAACAGTTCTATGGCATCAGCATGAGTGGTCAATAGCTTTTGTCCCTTAGGAGTAGCTGACAGTTCATTAACAGACTTCAACAAGTTTGTAACTGACGCACTTGCACCATCTTTACCTTTGCTACTGAGTTTGATTTGTTTACCTTCGGGATTCACCAACAAGCTGTCGTATAATCCGCCAATGGTATTGCTATTAAAGCTGATGGTACATTCACTATAGCCGCCTTCACCAAAGAATATATCCGCAGCTTCTTCTGCATTGCCGCCTACTGATTTGCCTGTTACCAGTGCAATGGGTTGTAACACTTCTGCAAAGTAATCACGGAACGCATCTGGATTCATATTGCCACGCGGTACTGTGCATGGAACATTTGAGTTGATAAAGATCTCAAGTGCCGTGGCTTCATCGCTATCGGCACCAAAATGCTGTTGAGCCTGTGACAGGATAGAGTCAGGAGTATTGTCCTGAAACTGTGTTAGCCATTCGCTAGGTTTGAGTCCAGAGTTTTCTTTTTGTCCTGCTCGGCTTTGATATTTGAAATCACCTGGGATTTCATCGTGTGCAAATTTGTTTTGTGTTTTGTTTGGGCTAACAGCACCAGTCCAACGTCCCAGATAGTACGGTGTACCATCTTCGCCAGTGAATGTGGCTATGCTAAACGCACCTGAACTTTTGGTAGGAGTATTGACCCAATGTATTTGAGTAGCTGGCACTTTTTTATCGGCCAACATGGCGTCTACTCCAGCTTGCAGTTCGTCAGGTGTGTTGAATCGGCCCGACGTGGGATAAAATTCCAAGTTTTGAAAGGTAACAATGTCACCCACTGCATTCTTGAATTTCTCTCCAGGCTTGCGATTGGCCAGTCCCACACCTTCTGCAAGTGGTAATGCTACTCTGTCTAATAGGTCTAATAAGTCTCTCATGTGGTATTTAGTAATATATAAGTATCAAGATGCCAGAACCTATACATTTAAATATTTTTGGAACTTGGCAGAATATACGCCAATTTCAGCAAGAGATCAATCAACATCTCCAGGGAGAACCATTGGTGTTAGATGTGCATTATGAAGCGCCGAGTCTCCAAGCATTCGGAGTCATGGATATGATCAATTCTTGGTTGGCAGATCGTTGCTTGCCCCCGACTATGGTTCATCTAACCAAGTGGTGTAATCCAGTAGAAATTATACCATATTGTGTGTTAAATCGCCCAGGAATTAGCCATTTCTTTTACCGGGCAAATGACTGGTGGCAAGATTCTGATCCTACAATAGAACAACAATTAACATACAAAAAACTTTTTGGATTATTCATTGGAAGAATGAGTATAGGCAGAGCTGTAATTTTTTATCAATCTCTTCAGAAATATCCAAATGATATGATTGTTAGCCGTGAAAAAACAGCAACTCCTGTTAAAATAGCATGGCATAACTCTGACAGCAATACTAGAGATCTGGACAACGTGTCCGATTGGGTACCATTGTATGAACAAGCTCAAATGTTTGAATGGTATGACCGTACTCATATCCCCAGTATAGATGATAACTCACTGTGGATTGATCGGACTGGATTTATTTCGAGTTTGTTGCAACATTATCATAATTTTGCAGTGGAAATTGTGTGTGAAACATGGGTGCATGGTAATACTTTTTTTCCTACTGAAAAAACCACACGTCCCATAATGGCTGCTAAACCTATAATGGTATTTGGACCTCGGTATTATCTTGCAAGATTAAGGATTATGGGATTTAAAACTTATCATGACATTTGGGATGAGAGTTATGATTTGTATGAAGGACCTGAACGATGGCATCACATGCAGAAAAGTATGCAGACACTATCGGAATGTAGTCAACTTGATCAACATCGGATTTTGAGTCATGCTCATGACATTGCTATGTTCAATAGGCAAAGACTTTGGGATATCATCCACCAGCCATTGCTCCACTTTGACTACTCAATAATGCCATAAGTGGCAATAATTTTCGGCACATTGGTATTGCTTTACAAGAAAAAATATTGTATAATAAGATCATTATAAAGGAACCCCATGTCAAATCTAGTACCCATCGTTCTCGAACACACATCCAAAGGAGAACGCAGCTATGATATCTATAGCCGATTACTACGTGATCGAGTAGTAATGCTGGATGGTGAAGTCCACGGACACAGCGCAAGTTTAATCTGTGCGCAGTTATTGTTTCTGGAGGCAGACAATCCAGACAAAGACATCAGCCTTTACATCAACTCACCAGGCGGAAGTGTAACAGCAGGCATGGCCATTTATGACACCATGCAGTTTATCAAACCAGATGTTGCAACCATTGTAATGGGGCAAGGTGCTAGCATGGGATCATTGCTAGCAGCATCCGGCGCACCGGGCAAACGTTATATCTTGCCCAATGCCCGCCACATGATTCACCAACCATTAGGCGGTGCAAGTGGCCAGGCCACTGATGTGGAAATTCAAGCACGTGAACTGCTGCGCTGGAAGAAAGTGCTTACAGAAATTTATGTCACACATACCGGAAAATCTTATGATCAGTTGCGAGCTGATATGGAACGAGACAACTTTATGACTGCGGATGAAGCAGTAGCATACGGCTTGGCCGACAAAGTAATAACTAAACGATAACATGTTCTTTCATATCAGTAAGACGGCACAACAAAACTATCCGTGCCATTGGCAGTTGGGTGATTTTGCAATAAGCACAGACAACGATTGGAAACATCTTGTGATTGGTCCTGTACAAATCTTGTACAAGGGGTATGCAAATATAGGGCCAATGGAATCTTTGCTGGGACAGGTAATGTTTCAGACTGTGCCGCATCTTACTGGTAATTTCTGTGCATTGGTTGTGGTCAATGATACATTGACAATACAAACTGATCGCTATCGAAACTTTCCTATCTATATCG